GACTATTATTAGTATTTAGGAACCTTCCTTGTCAATGCACCAAACCCGATTACTCGGCAGCGGCAGAGATTACACGATCTCCCGTTTGGACAGCAGCTTTTTTATACTCCTGTATTTGGTCTTTAAGCATACCTATCAACTCGTCAACTTGGCGGTCACGAGCTGATAGACTTTCTGCTTGTTGCTGTATAACGCCCCAAACACTTGTCGGAATTGCTATTCCATTTTCACTGTTCAGATTATTTTTAAACATTGAACCTGTCCCGTCCGTTACCCAAACTTCGTTTATATTTTCATCAAGCGCACATAGCTTTTTTACGAACTTATCCGACAATGGAACTTTACCATTAACTATTTGGGAGAATGAGGATTTGGTATATCCCAACTTATCAGCCAACTCCCTTTCACTCTCGGCGACTTCTTGAAATATAAGCCAGTTAATGGTCTTTTTAATACGCTGCGTTGCATCCATGTAAATAATAAATTTTGTTAAAAGCATAACTTTGTTCCGATTTCTTTTTATGAAAACGAAACTTTGTTTATATTTGCATCGTGTTACGGTTAAGTAACCGCACAAAGTTATGAAATAAGTTCCGAAATCGAAAATAAACTGATAAGTAAATTTAAAGATATGGAAGCAATAATTTTTAAGACACCCTGCCAAACCGAACGAGAAGAACGGGATTTGGCTATTTACAACGAGTATAACGAGCTTATGGCTGTTAAGGGACAGAGTAAAACGCTCGTTACAGAACACCTGATGAAGAAATACGGCATACACAGTCAAGGGACTATCTATGTCATTCGCCGCCGTGTTGAGGAACGCCTAAGGAAAGAGGGGGATTGACTATGGCAAGCAAAGAAGCGAACAAAGCCAAGTATCAGTACAACAAAAAGTACATGGAGGCTTATTGGGAACGAAAAGCCCAAAATCAGAATGGCACAACGACAACCACCACAAGACGAACCGTAAAAAAGCAAACGACCATCCTCTCCATATTTGAGCAAGACTTTCCTATGCCCGAACTTGAATATGAGGATGTAACGGTTTGCCGTAACGGTAAATCTGACGAAAGGTATATCAAGGCTCTCGAATTGGCGAACAAATGCCTGAGTCGGGAAAACAAAAGGCTTATACAGCTACTTCGGAAGCATCAGAATTTAATCAGACAATCAATAGCCGATTTGTATTATGAACAATAAAAAGACAATCAGCAAAGCCACCAAATGGGCTTTATTATCAACTCTCTGTATTTGGGGATTTGTATCGTTTATGATGCTCGCCGGAGAAGAAAACCCGTTAGAACCTATGTCGTTAAACCGATTTATTCTGATAAAACTATGCGCCGCAATAAGCGCATATCTGTGTTATTTAGCCGGAAAATGGCTTTATAAATCAGGCTATTTGCCTGACATAAAAATTGATGATGACATTTAAAATTTGACAAGTTATGGCAACGACTTTACAAGATTTGAGCAATAAGCTCGACCGCATAACAGAACTTACCCTTATCGGGGCGAAAACAGTTCTGAACCTCGAAGAAACAGCCCTTTTTACAGGGTTGAGCGTCGGGCATCTTTACCGATTGACAAGCGGAAAACAGATACCGCATTTCAAGAAGAACCGAAAGTTGTATTTCAAAAAAGCCGAGTTGGAGGATTGGATGCTTGAGCAAAAGATACTCACTGAGGATGAGATACAAAGCAGGGCAAGTACTTATGTAGCAACTCATAAATAATTGTGAACATGAATAACCGAATAACAGCAGTATTTGACGCTTGGATAATCCGACAGCATAACCGCCTGAAACAAAGGATTATTCATATAGGAATCTTTGATGAAGACGCTTTTCAGGAAACATACCTGATGATGCGTAATGCTCTTACCGATAACGACTATAACAAGGACTTTGAAACACTGTTTATAACATTGTACAAACAGGCACTATCCCGTGAATATAGCCGTGAAATGAGATTTTTCCACCCCAATCCTTTATTCTTCATTTTCTTGCAATCGGGAGATACAGAACCCGGATGCGAAGAGGAACACCCCTTGCCGGAAGACATTCAATCAAAACAGGTTGACGATTACGTCCGATATAATTTCAAGACAGAGGACTATCTGATTTTTCACCTGAAATTCTTTGATGCAATGACTTGGCAAGGGCTGACAGAATACACCGGGCAGAGTTCCGCAACAATATCCCGCAAGCTGAACAATATTAAAGACGGGGTGCGACAGCATTTCAATCACATCGGAATGCACCGCAGTATGGCTACATATTGAAGAAACCAATAATAACCCATTAAATAACAGAATTATGAAACTTATTATTTATGACAAAGACAGCTGCGAATCATCCGGTAGGCGTGTAGGAGTTCGCTCAATCAGTATCACTCGGATGCCCGGCTCTTTCATGTTTTCGCAGTCAGCTCAAAAAGAACTGCATATCAAAGACGGACAGAGCGTTTTCTTGGCACAAGACGATGAGAACAAGAATGATTGGTATATGAGCTTTTCAGACGATGACAATGGTTTTACCGTCCGGAAAAGGAAAAACGGCGGGTATGCAAAAGAATGCGCTCCAACGCTTTATTTCTGCAACAGGTTTACAGCCAACAAACTACTCGACACCGTGAAAGCCGCAAAAGCCGCCACGCTTCTTATCAGCACTAAACCAACGATAATCGACGGCAGGGAATGGTATAAAATCATTGTATCGAAGCCATTACGCATAAAGTAAACTATTAAAGGAATGCCCGAACCTTTCAGAGGGCACATAAAATTATCAGAATTATGGATAATGAAATCATCGAAATTAAACAGGCTGATATGCTTCAAGCAATCAACCGTGCAGAGATTGACATTCAAATCGCAACTGCAAAACAGTATCCTCGTGACCTGAACGTTACCTTGAATAAGATAGCGACTTATGCCACAATGGATAAGGAAACAGCGGAGGATTGTTTTTACGTTCTCCGCCGCAAAGACAAAGACGGGAACGATTCCTTAATCGAAGGGCTTTCAATCCGTATGGCGGAAATCATTGCGAGCGCATGGGGGAATTTACGCATCCAATCACGAATCATAGGTAATGACGGGCGCATGATAACCGCACAGGCAATGTGCCACGACCTTGAATCAAATGTTGCTGTATGCAAGGAAGTTTCTCGAAGCATTATGACTAAAAAAGGTTATACGTTCAGTCAGGATATGCAGATAGTGACAGGCAACGCAGCTTCTTCTATAGCATTCCGTAACGCAGTTCTCGCCGTTATCCCCAAAGCAATCATAAAGAAAATTATCAACGAGGTAAAACAGGTTGCACTCGGACAGGCAATTGATGTTGAAACCGCCCGTAAAAACTGTATCGCAAATTTCGCGAAAGCAGGTGTAACAGAGGCTATGATATGCCAATATCTCGGTATCAAGGCGATTGCCGAAATTGACAAGGAACGCCTGTTTGAACTTCGTGCCACTTGGAACGCAATAAAGGAGGGGACGACAACCGTACAGGAAACATTCATTGCTCCTGCCCTTGAAGCCAAAGCGCAGGAAGCGGCTGACAAGAAATCAGCTTCTGCGGCTGACAAGGCGGCGGCAGCTATAGCACAAGCTACGGGCGCAGTTCCTGCCGGGGTTGACACTGCAACAGGTGAAATAAAAGAGCCTAAAGAGAACAAGAAATCATCAACCAATAAAAAATAACAGTATGGAAATCAAACAAGAAAACCTCGTGTCGGCTTATATGACAGCCGATGACAACGGAAAAGCAATGTTACGGGCATTGTTCCCAGATGCTAAATTTGAAGCCGGGAAAACGGCTGATAAACGCCCTGTAATGGAACGCATTAAAACCTTTGAGGATGCTCTTAACACTCTCGGAGAAAATGATATGTTAGTGAAAGAGTTTCGCATTTTCTGCGACGCTATGACTGACGAAAATCATTTCCCATCATGTGATATATTGGCTTATTTCAAGCTCCGTATTATCTGCGCTGCCTTGAACGAGGGCTGGGAGCCACAGTTTACAGAGGACGAATGGCGTTACTTCCCATGGTTCAGACTTTACACCCAAGAAGAATATGACGAGCTGGACGAAGAGGACAAAGCTCGTGTGGTTCTGCGGTCGTACAACTACTCGTATACGAATGGCGGTGTCGCTTACGTGGATGCGAGTAGCGATGCGGCGTACTCGAGCTCGAACTACGGTTCTCGGCTCGCCTTCAAATCGAGAGAGCTTGCAGAATATGCAGGGAGACAATTCGTGGAGATTTACGCAGACTTTAATTTTATAACCCATAAATAACAGAGATATGGAAACAAAAAATAACAGCGAATTTATTTCAAAGGTTGACGCATTTCAGAACGAAATGCAAGAGTTCATCGAGAAGTCAGACAAGGAACACGCCGTAATTATCATCTCCTCTGAACCTGAAGAAAACGGAAAAGGCTCACATCAAACGGGGTCTATTTTAGGCAGTGAAAAAGAACTGATTTTAGCTTTTTCAGGCTTTATGAGAAATCCACAGGGACGTGAATTGATAAAAAAAGCTGCTGCATTAAACTTAGCAGGAGCATTAATGCAGTTAATGTCGAACGGAAAAGAGCAGGAGGAAGAAAAATGAGTAACACAATTATCAGACCAAAGGACAGAGCCGAATGGCTTGAATACAGAAAGTCAGGCATTGGCAGCAGCGAGGTTGCCACAATCTTGGGATTGAACCCGTGGGAAACCCCCTATCAGTTATGGAGACGTAAAAAAGGACTTGACCCTGCCAAAGATGAAACTTTCGCAATGAAAGCCGGACATTATCTCGAAGATGCTGTTGCGCAGTTTTGGCATGATGAAACAGGTTGCGATATTATAAAATCATCAGCCGGGGATTGGCTTATCCGTGATAACGAAAGAACTTATCTGCAAGTATCTCCCGACCGCACATATTGGCTTGCTGACATGCCACACAATAGCACCAACAAGGGAATACTCGAATGCAAAACGACGCAAATGCGGATTGACGCTGACGACTTGCCGAAGCATTGGTTCTGCCAAGTTCAATACCAGCTTGGCGTTGCGGGCTATCAGCAAGGTAGCCTTGCATGGTTATGCTCCGGGCGTGAATTTGGCTACAAGGATATGGCACTCGTTCCCGACTTCTACGGCTGGACAGTTGAGGAGGTTGACAAGTTTTGGATAGACAATATCATCGGAAATCAAGAACCTGCCGCAACGAACGTTCAAGATGTTCTTTTGAAATACAACCGCCATACGGACGGGAAAATCATTGAAATAAGCGATGAAGTATTTGAGGCTTACAACAACCTAAAAGAATTAAAAAAAGAGCTTACAGGGCTTGAAACCCGTAAAGAAGAGCTTGAATCAAAGATTAAGATTGGGTTCGGAGATGCGGAAGCTATCAGCTACGGAGGACAAACCATTGCAACATGGAAAGCACCGAAGCCGGGAAGCAAGTTCGATGAAAAGGCTTTCAAAGAAGCGCATCCCGACCTCGCAAAAGAGTTCACATTCCCGATACAGGGAGCGAGACGTTTTCTTTTGAAGTAACCCTTAAAATTTTATCAAGATATGATAGTCATTTCTAACTCGCAACGTGATTACCTCGTGAAGTACATCGACCTGATGTGTGAAGCCCTGACAGGCTCGGACAACAAGACGTACAATACTATCCGCATGGCACGGAAGTTACAAAATCAACTGAAAGCGAAACAGCCGCTAACAGCCGATGATTTATCACATCTTGATAAAATTATCCATAAATCAAAGTGATTATAATATAATCACTTATCTTTGCAATAACCGAAAGATGAACAGTTATAACGTAAAATATAAAAGCTCTGTATATGGGTGGTACAGCCGAAAGGCATACCGACGCTGCTGTTATGCGTGGTTAGCCCTAAGTACAGAGCTTTATCTATAAAACGGTATGATAACACTCAGGGAAAATCAAACAGAGCCGATAAACAAAGCTATACGGTTCTTTCAGGAAAGCAAGCCCAAACCGAGCCTGATAGTGCTTCCTACGGCTTGGGGAAAATCCATTCTGACAGCATTTGTAGCCAAGAATAGCAACGAAAAACTGATAGTTCTCCAACCCTCCAAAGAATTATTGGAACAAAATTATATGAAGTATCTTAACCTGTGTGACGGCTTCGCGAATGCGGGCATTTACAGCGCGAGTTTCGGGCGAAAGGACATAGCTCCGATAACTTATGCCACGATAGGCTCAATAAAGAACCTCGGGGCTGAATTTAAGCGATACGGATTTACAAAGATGTTGATTGATGAAGCGCACCTCTATCCCCGTGAGGCTGACAGTATGCTCGGAAAATTCCTAAAGGATAGCGGCATAACCCATGTTCTCGGAATTACCGCTACACCCGTAAAGTTACAAACAAACCGGGATAAAGAGGGGAACAACTTCTCAAAGCTCGTTATGCTGACTTCCCGCAGTAAAAAAGGGAATTTCTTCAAAGATATTATCCACGTCGGACAGGTGTCGGAAATGGTAAAACTCGGCTTTTGGAGCAAACTATCATACGAGGCTTCCGATTTCGATACCAGCAAACTTGTATTCAACTCTTCCAAATCCGAATATACGGAGGATAGCGTTCAACAGGCGTACGATGAGAACGGGGGGACAGAAAACGTCATTTCCGCTCTTGATAGCCACCCCGAACGCAGGCATATATTGGCTTTCGTTCCCTCTGTATCTGATGCAATAGAGTTATCGCAGCGATATGAAAACTCGGCTGTTATCTACGGGGAAATGGATAAGAAAGAGCGAGCGGACGTGATAGAGCGTTTCAGGGCTGGGCAGATACGGGTTATTTTCAACGTAAGGGTGCTTTCTACAGGCTTTGACTACACAGGCATAGATTGCATCGTTCTCGGAATTTCAACGGCTTCTATCGCCCTTTATTACCAGATTATCGGACGAGCCACCCGTATAGACAACGGCAAGGAGGACGCACTGATAGTTGACCTCGGGGGGAACGTGAGCCGCTTTGGACGGGTTGAGGACATCCGGTTTGAGCAAGGAAAGATGTGGAGAATGTTCGGAACAGGCGGGCGGCTGTTAAGCGGCATACCAATTCATGACATAGGGCATTATACCCGTGAGGACACGCTGGCGATAGACGCACGAGCCGATGCCCCTATTGATATAATGCCTTTCGGGAAATACAAAGGAAACAGGATTTCCGATATTCCGTTGCAGTACAGGCATTGGATGATTAGGTCTTTTGAATGGAATTCCCGTAACGAAAAGCTCCGTAAATCAATTATGGCAACCTTATAAATGGATAAATTATGGCAAGACCGACCAAAAACAATGCCGAGTATTTCAGCCACGATGCCGATATGCGAAATGACGTGAAGATAAAAGCCTTACGCCGCCGTTTTCAGCATACCGGCTACGCCGTTTGGTGTTTTTTGCTCGAAGCCCTGACAGATGGGGAATTTTTCGAGATAGAATACGGAGAGCTGAACCGGGAACTCCTCGCGGCTGATTTCGACGTATCAGTCGAACAGCTACAGGAGATAGTGGAATACTGCTGCAAGCTGAACCTTTTGCAGCTTACGGAGGACAACCGTTTGCACAGCGAGGCGCACCAAAGACGGTTTGCCTCACTTGTAACGAAACGGGAACGTGACAGAGAACGTCTTGCACGCCTGATAAGCGAGCGACAAGGCGGTAATACAGGCGATAACGAAACGAAAACAACTGAAACAAATAATTATCGCAGCGATAACACACATAGTAAAGAAAAGGATAATAGAGTAAAAGAAAGTAAACCAAAAGAGAGTAAAGAAGAAAAGAGTAATATACTATATCCTTATCAGGATATTATCGACCGCTGGAATTCTATCTGTACTTCTTTGCCCCGTGTTACAAAGCTCAATGACAACAGGCGACAGAAAATCAAATGCCGATGCGATGAATGGGGCAAGAACCCTGAAACATGGATGCGGACAGCAGAGGAAATTTTCGAGCGTGTTCAGGCGAGCGACTTCCTGAAAGGGAGTAACGGCTGGACGGCAACATTCGACTGGCTGTTTAGCAACGGCGGCAACTGCATAAAAGTTATGGAGGGTAACTACGACAACAAGCGGGGTTCACGTGGCACACAGCAAGGGGATAGCAAGCTTGGGGCAGGAGAATTTTACGATAAGGACGGACGACGGACATACGGCACAGGAAAAGCAACGATACCACCCACAGCCCCTCCAAGACCGAGCGAAAAACACGTTTGGGATAGTTCAACCTCTAATTGGGTTCTGTTATGAAAATGAATTGGGAGAAATACGGTATTCAAGCCCCACACGGCTATTCAGGTAACAAGAAGGTGTTATGCCCCCAATGCCATGACCAACGCCGGGACAAGCGGGACAAAAGCCTTTCAATCAACCTGAAAACAGGTGAGTTTAATTGCCATTACTGCGGGTATAGCGGTTGCGCTGCCGAAAAAGAGGAATGGGAGAAAGAGCGTCCGTGGCAGAACTATGCTCCTATCCGCAAGCAGAAGCCGGAGTACAAGAAACCCGCTCCCCGTCCACAATCAGCGTTTTCAGACAAAGCCCTTGCGTGGTTCAATGGGCGGGGTATCAGTGAAACTACGTTGACAGCCTTAAAAATTACAGAGGGCAGCGAATGGATGCCACAAAAGAACGGACAGGCAAACACGGTTCAGTTTAATTTCTATCACAATGGAGAGCTGATAAACACAAAGTTCAGAACCGGCGACAAGTGTTTCAAACTCGTTTCGGGGGCTGAACTTATCCCGTATAACATCGATGCAATCAAAGACTGCAAAGAGTGCATCATCACGGAGGGGGAAATGGATGCGCTATCGTTTTATGAATGCGGACGACATGATGTTATCAGTGTTCCAAACGGAGCAAGCGCAAACCTTGATTATCTTGATGATTTCATTGAGGAATATTTTGAAAACAAGGAAACGATTTTCATTGCATCGGACACGGACACGAAAGGTATTGTTCTGCGTAATGAACTCCTGCGCCGCTTCGGGGCAGAACGCTGCCGGGTTCTTGAATATGGGGAGGGATGCAAAGACGCTAACGAGCATCTACTGAAATTCGGTAGGGATAGCCTTTTGAAATGTATTGCGGATGCGCCCGAAGTAAAGTTGGAGGGGATATTCACGGTTTCCGACTTTGAACAGTCTCTCGACGCATTGTTTGAACACGGTATGCAAAGAGGGGTAACAATCGGACATGAGAATTTCGACCGCCTGTTATCCTTTGAAACGAAGCGTCTGTGTGTTGTTACAGGCATACCCGGTTCAGGTAAATCGGAATTTATTGATGAAATAGCCGAGCGGCTAAATATGCGTCATGGCTGGCGATTTGCTTATTTTAGCCCAGAGAACGCCCCGCTCGAATACCATGCTTCAAAGTTGATAGAGAAGTTCACAGGCAAGCATTTCGATAAGCAGAACCTCACGTTCGGGGAGTATAAACAAGTCAAGCAGCACCTCGAAACGGATTTCTTTTTCATCGCACCTAAAGATGATTACAGGCTTGACACTATCCTCGAAAGAGCTAAGTTCCTCGTCCGGCGCAAAGGCATTAAAGCCGTTGTTATCGATCCGTATAACAGACTTGAAGATGAAAGCGACGGGCAGAACGAAACAAAGTACATTTCTAAGATGCTGGATAAACTCACCAATTTTGCCCAGCAAAACGATGTTCTTATTATCCTCATGGCACACCCCACGAAAATGGCGAAGAATAAGGACGGGGAAATAGAAGCCCCGACGCTGTATGACATAAGCGGCTCGGCACACTTCAATAACAAAGCGGATTTCGGTATCGTGGTACACCGTAACCGCATCGAGAACACGGTTGAGGTACACATCAAAAAGGTAAAGTTTAAACATCTTGGAGAGTGCGGAACAGCCCTGTTTAAGTACAACCTGAATAACGGGCGTTACAGCCCGCACACGAACGGCAAAGAGCCGACTTGGGACAACAGTAACCATTTACAAGAAGAATTAAAACGACGGGAGCAGGACGCAGCAGAGGCGGCACAGTTCGATTGGGACAATATGCAGCCCTCCGATGAAGAATGTCCGTTTTAACCATATAACAGTAAACGATATGAAAACTTATGTAATCACACTCTCACAGGTTTTCCCGGCAGGGCACAGTCAGGCGGGAGAACCGACAAATTTCAAATTTGAGTTTCTATTGGGGCAACAATGTAGCAAATGTCCGCCCAGAGATAGGGATAAAAACTATGCAGAATGCGATAGCTGCATGATAAAAAATCAACCGAAGCTCCACACCATACGAGCCAATTATCCGATATGGGAGAAGCGTATCGCAGAGGTTCAAGCCGGGAAAGCGGTTCTTTCCGTCCGGCAGTGGACGGGAAAGCCTTACCGCAGCCCACAGGTTGAAGTTGCAAAGCTGACATCAGAGGACGGCGTAGGCATACAGAAATTAGCGTTTTGCGGGGCGTTGTCACGCTTCAAAATTGAAAATGGTGTAAATATACCTCTCACGGATGAACTCGCACAAAATGACGGGCTATCGCTTGCAAATTGGGCTGAATGGTTCAAAGGTTACAATCTAACACAGCCTATGGCAATTATTCACTTTACAAAATTCAGGTATTGATATGGCAAGACTGGATACAGAAAGACAACAGCGGCTTGAACCTTCCCGCATTGAATATGCTGTAAAGCGTATTGAGGAACTCGGTTACGAAATTATCTATCAGGACAATTTAATGATAAAGTTCATTCACAAAGGACAGCCCGTGTTCTTTTACCCATATAGCGGATGGGCAAGCGGAAAAACCATTCAGGACGGACGAGGGCTTTCAAAACTATTAAATCAGCTAAAGCCATGAAATGTCATTATATCTACACAGAAAAGGGCGAAAAGGTACTTATTCCCGGCTGCATGGGTACGGCAGCAATGGGTATCGAACATTGCACCTGCCGCTCTGAAAAGACCTTTGCGGAATTTGAACGGGAAAGGTATAACGAAACCGTCAAGGCACTTAGACAGGAAGTCAAAGACCTTGAAAGTGAAAATGCGTATTTAAATCGAATTATCAAGAAACTAACTAAAAATAAAAAGTTATGAGGCTATTAAAATTATTATTTGGTGGTAAAAAAGCCACCCCAGCGGAGCAACCAGCGGAAAATAAACCTGCATTCGTTACAGAGTCCGATGTAAGGGCACACTGTATCAATACCCACTGTATGGAGTTTATGTGCAAAAACTGCGGACGTACTTTCAACTCCTTACATGTACGTAGAGCGGACTATAACTACTGCCCTGTGTGTAGTTGCTGGTTGTGTGATGATTGCGAAGGGAAACCATGTGCAGAATGTAATGATAAACTAACGAGAAAATAGTATTATGGGAAAGATAATGGGTGCAAAGGTTAGAACTCTTTGCCAGCTAAAAAATAAAGGTGGGATAATTATTGAAAAAGGTGAAATCTGCACTATTGTTCAAAGTTATCGTGGCTATGGTATTCGTACCGATGATTATCGACAAATAAACAGAGTTGATAAATCAGAAATTGAATTTATCAAACCACTAAAATCAAAAAGGATTGTGGTTACTCCTGATGAATATGAAGCTATTCGATTTGCACTTTCGGAGATAGAGGTTTCTGTCGGTTATGGAGATTTTTCGGAAGAACAGACAGAATTATATAAGGCAAATGAAGTGTTACTCCGTAACCTTTTAGACAAAATCAATAACGTATAACTATATAGATATGAAGAATTACCAATTTGAAGAAATGACATTTTGGCTATCACTGATTGCATGTTTACTGGCTTATAACGCAGAAATATTGTGGCTTGCAAAAATACTTGCAGGGCTAAGCGTAATAAACTTTATCTGCGCAATTGTAACGGCTTGGATAAATATCAAACATAAAAAATAACGATTATGAATAAAATATTTACAATTTGCTATTCAGAAGAAGAAGCTAACGAGATTGGATATTTCATAATGCGAAAAGGCTATGAAGGTGTTCAGAATGATAGTTACCGATATTGCCGTGAAGCGATTTGGTGGGCTTTTAAAGAAGCTAAAAGACACCATTCAGATTGCATCTATGTTGGTGTAAATGGATGCCAGATGGTAGTATCTCGTACAAAGAGGAGGTTTCGCAGAAACGGACTTAAATACATCGAGAAGAAACGAATGTTTTACAACTTATTGAGTAGATATTAAGTAAATAAAATAGAACAAATACGAACATGAAATTTAGAAATCGGAAAAAAGAAATCCCCGTAGATTTTCGCAAACAAATGTACGAAAGCTACAAAATGAACATGGCTTTTTACGGGAAGCCAGCCAGCCCCTATAAACAATGGCTGAAAGACGTATTTAACACTAAAGTTCCAACAAAATGAAAAAGATTATCATCATTTCTATCGCACTCTTAGCTTTGACGGGGTGCGGCGAGGCTCAAAAGCCCGAAGAAGTCAAACAGAGTTCAAACAACGGATACGTGGTTCAGAAGCTGTTCACGGTTGACGGCATCACGGTTTACAAGTTTTATGACTATGATAAGCCGGTGTACTTCACAGACCGAACAGGCGAGGTGCAATACAGCCATAGCGTCCGTCATGGAAAAGTAACAGAAACGGTCAAGATTCAAACAATTTGTAACGATGAACAGGCAAGTGGACATCAATGAGATACGGCATTTTCTCGCTGTCGCTTCAAAGCAGTTTGAGCGTGAAAACATCTTTCTCCACAATGTCCGTTTCAAGCGTGACAAAAAGACGGGAAAAGTGATTGACATCGTTATGAGTTATGAACAAAAGGACAATGAAAAGGAGGATAGCCATGTATGACATTTATGATTGCGACATTTTCATTGAAGAATGTTTACCCGAAGTTATTGAGCGTGACCCGTACCCACCATACAGGGAGAGGCTACATCCCCGGAAAGATTGGAAAAGACGGGATTATTGGCTACGGACACGCAGCAACCCGCACAGGAGAAGTAAACCTCATTAAGGGGCGTTTTTGAACACAAATGTACCGAACGGAATACAAAAATCATTATAAACCTATAATTTACAAGAAAATGGCAAATTACAGTATCAAGGCAGACCTCCTGAAAGTTAATGGAGCATTTGTAACAAACTTGAAAGGCAAGACAGCAACAAAGCGTTGCCTCGTTATCCCCGTTGACGACAGTGGAATGTTCCTCGGCGAAAAGGGATGTTATCTGAACATGACAGCTATCGAAATGAGAGAGGCACGTTACGGAGATACCCACTGCGTCAAGGTATCGCTTCCGAAAGAACAGTACGAAACCATGACGGAAGACGAGCGGAAGAACACCCCTATTCTCGGAGGTATGCACATCATAGAATCACAGGCGCAACAGATGACAGTGAAAGGACAGCTCGACAGCGCACAAGTAGTCGAGAACGAAGATGACCTACCGTTCTGATAACAAACATTACTAACAGGCGGCTGAAAAGGCAAATAGTTCGGGGAGCAATCCCCGTTCTGTTGTCTTGGCGTTATATCAGCCCCAAATTCAAAACATCATTTCATGGATAAGCAATCTAACGCAAAAGCAAAGAAAAGCCGACAGACGGCGAATAAGCCTCAAATAAGAGACGTTTTCACAGTAATATGCCGCACAGATTTACATGTCGAATGTGTCAAAGAGTACAAGTTCCACCCCACCCGTAAATGGCGGTTCGACTATGCTATCCCGGAACACAAAATAGCATTGGAGGTCGAGGGCGGTGTATGGACAGGCGGGCGGCACACGTCGCCGAAAGGATTCCTCGGAGATATTGAAAAGTACAATACCGCTACGCTCATGGGCTGGCGAGTGTTCAGGACAACGCCTGACGATTTATACAAGACAGCCACGATAAATTTGCTTAGAAATGCTATTTCGGGCTGTTTAAGCATCGAAAATACTTCTTTTTTGCCTTAAAGTGATTACATTATAATCATTTAGACTATTTTTGTGCTTATAATATAATCACTGAAATATGAAAACAGAATTAGTACGCCTGTCGCAAATACAGGTCAACGGGGCAAATCCCCGTACTATTACGGACGCAAAGTTTGAAAAGCTAATTAGGTCTATCCTTATCCTTCCGAAAATGCTTGAACTTCGTCCGATAGTCGTTGATAGCATATTTACGGTTCTCGGTGGGAATATGCGCCTCCGGGCTTTGACAGCTATTTCGGAAATGTCTCCCGCCGAAATAAACATTTGTCTCGGGAAGTGTTCAGGTTACGCACAGAAAACAGAAGCGGAACGAGACTTATTGCGCAGTTATTGGGCTAAATGGCTTGATACCCCCACTGCCCATGTTATCAATGCTTCCGAACTATCAGAAGCGGAACAGCGGGAGTTCATCATCAAAGATAATGTCGGTTATGGCGAATGGGACATGGACGCTCTCGCTAATGAATGGGATGCGGAAGACCTAACCGAATGGGGTGTTGACGTGTGGGAAAACAATCCCGAAAACACCGACGGAAGCAGTACAAACAGCAGCCCTGCCAAATCCTCCCTGAATGACCGTTTTGTTGTTCCCCCGTTCTCTATCCTTGATTCCCGAAAGGGATATTGGCAAGCCCGCAAAAAGGTGTGGCGGGAACTTATCGGAGATATGGGCGAAAGCCGTAACGATACTCTGATAACAAGCCCCGAAATCAAGTACAAAGACCTGTACCAAAAGACAAGGCAACACCGGGAGGAACTCGGTCTTTCGTTCAAGGAATACCTTGACAAGTATGTTCCTGATGATGTGAAAGAGCGGGAAGCGAAAAAGGTTCTTTCGCAAGGTGTTTCTCTCCTTGACCCTGTTATGGCAGAACTTGTTTGTCGTTGGTTCGGACAGGAAAACTGCAAGTCGTTTGACTGTTTCGCTGGCGATAGCGTCTTTGGTTTCGTTTCAGCACATCTCGGTAACGAATTTGTCGGCATAGAATTACGCCCGAAGCAAGCCCAACTGAACAGCGACCGTGTGGAGGGGATGACAGCACGCTACATTTGTGATGACGGGCAAAACGTGGCACAGCATATAGAACCTGACAGCCAAGACCTCCTGTTCAGTTGCCCGCCATATTTCGACCTCGAAAAATACAGTGACCTGCCGAACGACGCAAGCAATCAAGGAAGCTATGAGGATTTTATCGCTATCCTTCGTAACGCTTTCACGGCGGCGATAGGCTGTTTGAAAGAGAACCGTTTCGCTGTTATTGTCGTGGGCGATGTACGGGATAAATCATCCGGCTTTTATTACGACTTCTGCGACGACATCAAAAAGATATTCAAGGACAACGGGGTAAACCTCTACAATGAAATTATCCTGATTGAGGCGGGAGCGAGTACAGCTCTCCGGGCATCCCGATACATGGAAAGCCGCAAGGTTGCCAAGATGCACCAAAACGTCCTCGTGTTCTACAAGGGAAAGACAAAAGACATAAAGAACAACTTCAAAAAGATAGAGTATGCAAGCGAAGATTTGGAACTTTTCAGAGTGGATTCAGGAAACGAACCCACAGAAGATACGGCAACTGTTTGATGAAGCCCTGTATAAGTCAGGCTTCAATATCCTGTGCTTTACCGACCACCATTTTACCCCGCAAGGGTACACGGCATTATGGCTATTGACAGAAAGCCATTTTGCCGTACACACGTTCCCCGAATTTGGGAAAACGTACATAGAGTTATCAAGTTGCAACCTTGAATTCTATCAGGAATTTTTAAAGCTGACAAAGGAGATATGATATGAGCAAACAACAAGACAAGAAGCGAAAACAAGTAAAACTCGCCCGTCTTGAAATCGTGGCGCAGTTATACAAACGGGGGTACAGCATCCGAAAGATACAGTCGGAAGTGATGAATAGGCTTGCGTTGACTACCTACTCTGTTGCGACCGTACATAAGGACGTGCAAACACTCCTGGATGAATGGCGGGAGAACCGTATTGAGGATATGGATGCAGCCTTGCAGTTGGAGTTGGAACGTATAGATGATACTGTCCGGGAATTATGGGAACAATGGGAAAAGTCAAAGACCGACTATACCAAAACAGCTCATAAACGGAAAGGCTCTCCGGCACGTGACAATCAGACGGGCGCAACATCTATCCGCACCTATCAAACGGAACAGACGGAAACGGAGGTTGTCAGGCTCGGCGACCCATCCTACATTTCGGAGATACGGCAGCAACTCGCAGAACGCCGTAAACTGCTGGGATTGTACGCCCCGGAGAAGAAAGACCTATCAGGGAACATCTCTTTCGCATCATTCCTCATGGAAAGCGGATTGATAGACGAAGCGGAGCAACAAAGTAACGGATAAGGCTTATTACAGCCCCGTAGCCGGTTTATCTTTCTTGCTACGGACAGTTAAGACGCTTTGATAAATAACAACGTTATACGGCGAATTATGAGTAAATAACTTATGGCGAAACGAAACGACATAGTAAAAAAACAAGGAATTGACCTTATGAACTCTTGGCGAGCAGACTGGAATAAGTTTGTCCGTGAAGCTCTCGGCGTGAACCTTGACCCCGAACAACAAGAAATCCTTTCAAGCGTTCAGCACAACAGGCGCACGTCCGTTGCATCGGGAACAGCTCGTGGAAAAGACTTTGTAGCTGCTTGTGCTGCTGTTTCGTTTTTGTACCTCACTCCACGCTGGCGTAAGAATGAGAACGGGGAAATTGAACTCGTTGAAAACACCAAAGTTGCACTAACAGCCCCGACCGACCGTCAGGTCAAGAATATTATGATGCCGGAGATTTCCCGCCTGTTTAATAAGGCAAAAGCAAGGGGCGTTTTACTTCCCGGAAGGTTGAACGCTTATGACATTCGCACCGATAACGATGAATGGTTCCTAACGGGTTTCAAGGCTGACGAGCATAATCATGAAGCATGGTCGGGTTTCCATGCCGTACACACGATGTTTATTATCACAGAAGCTACGGGTATCGGGGATGATACCTTTGGGGCTATTGAGGGTAACTTACAGGGCGACAGTCGCATTTTACTCGTGTTCAATCCGAATACTCCTATTGGCTATGCTGCACGCAGTCAAAGGGGCGACAGGTGGGTCAAATACAGCCTTAACAGCTTAACAGCCCCTAACGTTCAGCAGAAGAAAATCATCATACCGGGACAGGTCGATTACGAATGGGTTATGGACAAACTCGCAAACTGGTGTACCCCAATTTCTAAACAGGAGGTGCAGACCGAACTCGATGACTTTTTCTTTGAGGGACAATGGTATCGCCCGGAAGACCTGTTCAGGAAAAAAGTTCTCGGCAAGTTCCCGAAAGTGGCTGACGACGTTCTTATCCCTCTGCAATGGATTGAACTGGCACACGAGCGTTGGCAACGGGAACACGGTAAAGAACCCGATACGACAGATGCTCGGATGCTTGGTGTCGATGTCGCAGGAATGGGGCGTGATAGCTCCTGTTTCTGCGAACGCAAGGGATTATGGGTTGCACCGTTTAAGATACACAATTCAGGCGGTACAGCCGAACACATGGCGGTCGCCGGACAGATTATTGCACGTCGTCAAAAGCACGTCGAAATGTTTGTCAGTATAGATACTATTGGCGAGGGAGCGGGCGTGTATAGTCGCTGTATTGAAATAGATAAGGAGGCGTATATCATCAGTTGCAAGTATAGCGAGGCGGCAAAAGGGCGTAATAACAAAGACCTGACGGACATCACAGGACAGTACAAGTTCCTGAATATGCGAGCGTACCTCTTTTGGTGCGTTCGTGATTGGTTGAACCCCAAAAACAATACAGGAGCTATGTTACCCCCGGATGCACAGTTTGATGAGGAAGCCACAGAGATACGTTGGGTGTTCCGTTCCGATGGAAAAATACAAATCGAACCAAAAGAGGACATTAAACAACGTATCGGACGAAGCCCTGACAAGTTCGATGCTCTCGCTAACACATTCTACCCAATTATGGTAAGAAAGCCGATAGACAAAAAACGCATAGCACGTGCGGTTTATTAATTACTAAAAATCAAATAATTATGCCAACAATCAAAGACATCATTAACCCGGCACGTCCGGCATCAGAAATCATTCTCGACTTGAAAGAAAAGTCGGTAGTGGTTCCGTCTTGGGCTATACTTGAAAAGGAGTACAATACCAAGAAACACCCTGTAATGAACAAACGTAAGTATCAGGATGTCATCAATGAAGATGGTACGATAGAACCTGTCACACGTATTCCTATCGACCTTATGCGCCTGACAGCAAAACGTATGACAGAACTGTTGTGCGGCATCCCTATCAAGCGAATATACAAGGCTGAAACGGATGGAGAAAAGGAAGTCTCAAACGTGTTGGAAGCTGTCATGCAACGCAACCGTATCGACAGCGTGAATATCGAACGCTGGAATATGCTGTTTGCCGGGTGCGAAGTGGCGACCCTTTGGTATGCGGTTGAGCAGCCGAATGACCTGTACGGGGTTCACAGTAAGTTAAAACTGCGTTGCCGAAATTTCTCCCCGATGCTTGGAGATTCCATATATCCACTTTTTGATGAATACGGAGATATGATCGCCCTGTCGTTTGGTTATCAACGCAAGCTGGCAGGGAAATGGGTTGAGTATTTCGACACCTATACCGACGAACAACATATCAAGTGGAGCGATGCAGCCGGTTGGCGGGAGGTGGAGAACGAGCAAATAACGCTCGGGAAAATACCCGGCATATACACATTCCGTCCGACCCCTATATGGGAAAATAATTCAAATATCGTCTATGAGATTGAATGGGCTTTGAGCCGGAACGGAAATTACCTGCGGAAAAATAGCAAACCGGCTTGGGTTGTCTGTGCGGATGAGGAAATTCCTGTCGGAAATGAAAAGTCACAGGACAATGAATTTAGAAGCATACTCCAATATCCAAAAGGCTCAACTGCTGGGTATGTCACATGGGCGCAAGCTATCGAAAATCTGAAATTCTATGTTCAGGAACTTCGGCAGCAGTACTTCGCCCAACTACAAATGCCCGACTTCTCAATGGATAACATGAAAACTACTCCAATGAGCGGAGAAGCCCGAAAAATGGTATTCATTGACGCACAATTGAAAGTCAAAGACGAAAGCGGACGCATACTCGAATACCTCGACCGTGAGGTAAATGTCGTTAAGGCGTTCCTTAAAAAAGCTATGCCGGGCAAGGAAAAAGACATTGATAGTCTGCAAGTGGAAACGGAAATCACTCCGTTCGCAATTACGGATGAAAAGGAAACGATTAACAATCTGATGACAGCCACGGGTGGCAAACCTATCCTATCCCAGCGTGAAGGTATTGAATATCTCGGTTGGAGCAATGACGTGGACAAAACCATGCAGCAGATTACCGATGAAACCATAGTAGATGTATTTGAACCAACAGAATAAGCCATGAAAGTACCAATATCACAAATGACATTCGGCGATAGCGAATATCACAGAAATGACGGAACTTGGAAAGCACAGACGCTGTACGACTTCGCAAAAGCAAAGGAATATCCGATTGTAGATATGCCATTGTGGTGTGTAGATTTAAGTACAGAAGCCTTTGAATGTGCGCAGCTTAAAGACTTCATATTCCAATGCAAACGAGTTAATGAATGTTCACTTGAATATCCCATAATTTTAGATAACAAAGGGATAATTGCGGACGGATATCACCGAGTATGTAAAGCAATATTAGAGGGACGAGAAACTATCAAAGCTATCAGGCTATTAGAAATGCCCGCCCCCGACCGTATCGAGGAGGATAAATAATGGCTGTACGAAAAGTTCAAAAAGAAAAGCCGAAGTATCAGTGCCGCCACTGTCAGCACAGCTACAATTGGCACGAGAAGAATTGGTGTGGCGAGCTGTTCATGTGTCGATGCAAATTCAGCAAATGGAGCAAATTCCTGTCAAACCCACAATGTGAGCATTTTTTAAAACGGGAGGACGCAGATAATGGCACAGAAAAATAAATACGATAAAAAGCACTTGAACAACCTGTCAGCCTACGAGCGGCAGGTTGATGCTATTTACCGGGAGGCTATCAAGGAGTCCGCTGCAATAGGTGCGACGATACATGATTTTAGCCCCGACAGGCTGTTTTCTTTTGACGACTATCCAATTACACGTAAACGTATAGAAAGTCTTATGTCGGGGCTAAAAAATAGCTTATCGGCTATAATTGTGAACGGGGTACGAAGTGAATGGACGCTTGCTAACAACAAGAACGACGAGTTGGCTAATCAGGTCTTCGGGGATAATGCCGGGAAACTCTCACAGTCTCAATACAGGCGTTATTACAGCACGAATGACAAAGCCCGTGAAGCGTTCTTGGAACGAAAGGTAAACGGGCTGAAACTGTCCGATAGGGTGTGGAGATATACAAACCAATTCAAGGAAGAAATCGAATTGGGGCTTGACATTGGCATTAGGAACGGTCGGTCGGCTGATGAGCTTTCACGGGATTTGCGGGGCTATCTAAAACAACCTGAAACGCTGTTCCGGCGTGTCAGGGACGAACACGGGCAGCTCCAACTGTCAAAGCGGGCGGCGGCTTATCATCCGGGGCAAGGAGTGTACCGAAGCTCGTACAAGAACGCTCGACGGCTTGCCGCCACAGAAACCAACATCGCCTACAGGACATCTGACTATACCCGGTGGCAGCAGCTTGATTTTGTCGTTGGCATCGAAATAAAATTGAGCAATAACCATACATTGAACGGGAAGCCATTTAATGACATCTGCGACGAATTGGCTGGGCGTTATCCAAAGGACTTCAAGTTTACCGGTTGGCATCCACATTGCCGTTGCCACGCTGAAACCATACTGAAAACTCCCGAAGAGGTCATGGCTGACAACGAGCGCATACTGAACGGGGAAAAGCCGACGGAGGAAAGCGTGAACACGGTCAAGGATGTTCCCCAACGGTTCAAAGATTGGATGGATGAAAACTCCGAACGTATCAGCGGACATTCAAGTGCGCCGTACTTTTTAACCGACAACCCACAATACACGGGTGTACGCCCCCGGACAGGAGGTGTCGGGGCTGTTACAGGTTCAAAGCTCGGACGGGCGGCTACAAAGGCGGCAATCAAGGAATACGAGGACAGTAAGCCAACATCTCTGACAGAAGAACAGCGGGCTAACATGGCGACAATCGCAAAAGAAATGGGACTTAAAGACTGTAAGCCTATGACATTTCTTGAAGCTAACGAGGGACGATCTAACATCAACTACGGAAAAGGACAGGCTTTCGGAGAGAACTGTCAATGTTGTGTCGCTGTACACGAAGCAAGACTGCGGGGATTGAACCTGACAGCCGGGGCATACTCGGAGGCGAAAGATAGTATTCAGTATCAGTTGGGCGAAAGGTTTCAGGATATTTGGATATCCCCAAAAACAGGAAAAACGCCGTCTATCACAATCTTGAAAGCTGGTACGGACGAAGCCCTGTACGGCAAGCTCAATAAAGCCTTGAACGCAACAGGGCGTTATCATGTCGGGGTAAATTACGGCAACGGACAAGGACACGTCATAACAGCGGAACGCCTGTCTTCGGGAAAGGTGGTTTTCTATGACGCTCAAAGCGGCGAATTCCTGAATATCAAAGAATACACCGCTTTGGAAAGTTTTGAAATCCTAAAAGTGGATAAGCTCCTGTTTAGGATAGATTTGATTCGGAAAATATCACAGATTATTTAGGGCTATCTCCTGTTTGATAGCCCACATAATCTCCGACACAGGCAATATGGTAGTAATCTTGCCTGTGGTGCTGATTTTTACAAACTGCTGAATACCCAGCTTATGTTTTCGGGTTTCCCACAGGAAGACGTGGAAGTACTTATACCCGTTCCGCTCCCCTGCGGGGCGAACCGTGTCTTTGCCGTTCTGTTTGGCATATTCCTGTGCGATTTTAAGTGCATCTACCGTCATAATGTTACAAATTTAGTTATTTTATTCAGATTCGCCGTATAAACGGCTTTCTTTCTGTTCTCGTGTAAACTATTATCTCAAAGATTATCGCCCCTTGTCGGGGCTTTATTCTGTGTTTTCCGACGAAACTGCTCTTTTGTTATCGAACATCGCCGCCCATTATATGGATTTCCGTCGGAAACCCCGATATTCCACAGACGGGAAACCTTACAACCTACCTGTTCGGGAGTAAACTGTTCATAAATGGCGGAAAGACTCGAAAAGTAGAACTCTGTACGGTCATCATCCTGCAGGGGTGGCTCTTTGAACTCAACCCGATAAAACCAACTCTTTGTTCCCATACCTACTCCAATTGTTTGTGAAAAGTATTGTCACTCATTGCCTCTTGCATCTTCCACATTCGGCGTATGCGCTCGATGTCTTCCGGCGTGAGTTCTGAAACGTCTCTCCCGCCACGTTCTTTATCAAAATACAGGTCGTGTTTGCCGATATACGCTCCCATAAAGGTACGTCGAAACTCCTCCAATTCCCGTTGGTAATTACTCTTGTGCCAATTGAACAAGCTCAATGTATCGGCATACTGCAAAGCGGTAAGCTCTATCCGTATTGAGGAACGTGTAGGCTGCGAGTATGTCATTCCCATAATATCACAGGTTGCGGATATGCAGCGGATAAATAGGTTCATCATGTCCTTTCCCCTGCCAATCTCAAACGTGTACGGGCGTTTGGTTTCAATATCCAACACATCCTCCACTTTAACGCCGTACTGCTGACAAATACGTTCTATCGCTCTTTTGGCATTATCTGCTTCGCCCTTGTAGCCACGTTCGGCAAGTGCCTGTAACTTTTGGAGCTTGCTTTTCAAGCTCTCGAATTGTTCGCTGTTTGTTGTTGTCATTGCAAGCCCTCCTGTTCCTTGTTTTTGTTAAACACAATGTTACCATGTGTGCCAAAATCCCAATCAATATCCTCGTCGAGGGTTTGCACACTTCCGAGCATACAGCCGCAGTCCTTTTGGATTTTCGCCTCCGCTTCCTGTTTGCTGGACGCCTGTACTGTGAAATACCCGCTGAACACCAGCTTTGCTCTAATCTTGAATTTTTTCTTTGCCATTGTCTTTTTAGATTTTGCCCCTATGTAGTTCAGGCGAATTTTCCCCTGAAAAACAGGCGAAATTCCAATACCACGATAGTGGTTTCTATATAGGGATAACTTTAGTTATCTATACTCTATTCTACTCTATTTTACTTTACTCTATTATACTCTCCTTTTCGCGCGCGAAGGAAATCCCGCAGAAACGGTGTTATCGGTATGATAACATTGAATAAATAGAGTTATCGCTAACGATAATTACAGTTAAACAGAATTACCGTCAGCGAAAACACTGATTATTCAAAATCAGGATAGGTCATTTTGATAGGCATATTAGGTTCGCCGTCAAAATCATTGTTACAAGCAGAGTAAAACTCCGGCGTATCGCTGCCGAGTGTCACATCTTTCCATAGCAGCCCGTTAGTGTCCCTGTAAACAGGTCTATCCCAATCATCTACTCCGATAAATTTCAAATCTTCCTTTTTCATACTGATAAAATTTTATGCCCGCCGCTCACACGTTTTTCAGGGCGAATGGCGGGCGATTATTGTTTATGCGTTTACTTTTACACGGTTCATAAGCTGCCCCGAAATCTCGTGTAATTCACGGCTTCTCTCGGGCGTAAGCTCTCTGGCGTGTGCCGTGATAGCCTGTGTCAGCTTCCAAAGTGTTGCGCCTCCTTGCACCCCGTCGTCAGGATCGTTGCGCATAAGGATTTTCTCAACTTCCTTGCCCTCCTGTTTCAAAAGCCCGCCGTCACGTGTCAGGCGTTTGAGCTCGTGTTCAAAGTCAACGTCTATTTCCGATGCGCCCTGTATCTCGATAGCTTTCTGCATGAGGTTGTCCTTGCTAAACAATCCCGATGTCAAGTCACGAACAGCCGAAACGGTTGTTTTGGTGTCGAGTTCGTAGGTCTGCTGGGAGAGTTGGAGATTATCCGGGAGCTTGGAACCGAGGTGTACCTGTTTCATCACGCTTTCCCGAACCATACCATTGAGGCAAGCCCCGTTCAGGAGAAAAGCCCTCATATCTACAGCCCCGTCGCCATAGTCGGATGTGCTGAACCTTGCCCCGGCGAAAATAACAACATCGCCGTTCTTGGAGGTCGGAATTGTAAGCGGTGTCGGAAGGATTGTTTCAGCCCAAATCTTTGTATCGTTCATGTATGCGTCCGAGATTACAGCTCCCTGCTGTGCTGCCTCCTGAACAAAAGCCGTAAGTATTTCAACACTGTTCAATCGGCGATAACTGTCGCTTAAAACGCCCCTTACCTGCTGCCCTACTGTGCGAACGAGAACCCGGCTGCGCTGCGTCCAATCACTGTGTTCGTTTAAAACTGTGGCAGCGAGCTGTTTTGCCCAAGGTTCTCCCCCGGCAAGGCTTCTCAAATACCGTTGCGGAATACCCATACGGTCGGCAAGCTGCCCGATAGCATTGTCATGGATAGAGAATTGCCCGTCGGGCATATTCAGCTGTAAACTGTCCGAACCGCTGAAAGTGATAACCGGGCTATGGTCTTCCGCTTTCAGGTTCACTCCGATAGGGGCGATATAGTCCTGTGCAAGTTTACCCTCATTCACGAGGCGTTCCATTGTTGCTTGTACTCCGACGGATTTACCGTCAATCATTTTTTGAACTTTGTTCATCACTACTTCGTTCAAACCCTGTTGAACTGTCATTGTTGCTTCCATAATTGAAACTGTTTATTTAGTTAATACTGAATTGAATTTTCCAAGTACTCCATTGCCTCCGCATACAGAGCTTCGGCTGAAAGGTTATCCGAGCTTGGCTCAAAACCTGTCATGTAAGCTGCTTCGATTATCTGTTCCATAGCTTATGCGTTTGTTACGGTTAATGTTCTATCCCAAACTTTGAAAAAGCCTTTGTATTTCTTGTTGCCGATTTTCGCATAAACAACTACTTCGTTTCGATTAATGCTTGCCCGGCTCAATGCGGTTGCCGGTTGCCCGGTCGTTTCTTCCAATTCCGAAACAAGAATGTTTCTATATTCGGAGAGGGCTGTTGTTGACTTAATGTTTACGGTTTTCATATCTCTATTATTTAAGTTGTTATTTTATGTAAAAACTCACCTTCAAACCCCTGCGCAGCTTGCATACGCAAACATCCTGCATACTATCAAAAGCTCTTTTAACGAACTTATTCAAAAGCTCAACTCCTATCAGCTCGATAGCTCCTGAAACCCCAACGAGCTTATGTACCCGGTTGCCGTTTGAATCAACTCCGCTAACTTTAATGCGGAAGTTTCTGTTGATTTGCTTCGTGCTGTATGTTAAACTATCCTTGTTCATATTCGCTGTTTTTTTAGAGTTCAAAGTGTTTATATTGTAATCACATTGCAAATATAAATGAAGTATTTTGGTAATAACACACTTTTTCCGAGATTTTTTATCCGTTCAGTTTATTTTTAACAATTATTTTATCATCAATAACGAATACAAACAGCAATCACACCATATAGCATAAAATACGAGAAATGAAAATATTATGATGATTTTATGATTACTATATAATCACTTTTAAAAAATTCGATTACCTTTGAAGCGTTTAATCTGATTAGTTAAAATTCATACAAGTATGAGAAAAGAAATTTTAGATGCGCTGAAAGCCAAATTTCCGGGGGTCAGCGAAGCCATTTTGAACAGGACTGCCGATAAATTGAGCAGGACTGTAACAACCGCTGAACAGGTCGCAACCGCAGTCGAGGGGGTTACCATTCAGCAAGTGATTGATAGTTACGGCGACAGCCGAGCTACAGAATCCCAGCAAACCGCAGTATCTAACTACGAGAAGAAACACGGTTTGAAAGACGGTCAAAAGGTTCAGGGGGGCGCACCTGCAAGCGAACCCAGCAATGACACACAACCGGCGGCGGGAGGGACTGACCTCGCAAGCCAAATTACCGCAGCAGTAACAGCGGCGGTAAAACCTTTGCAGGACGAAATTACCGCCCTTAAAACCGGGAAAGTATCAGAAAACCGCCAGCAGAAACTTAACAACATCATCGGGAAGCTCCCGGAAAATCTTCGGAAACCCTACGCCCGTGTATCTGTAAAGGATATGACGGATGAAGAGTTTGAAACTCTCACTACCGAGGTAACAGCCGAAGTGGACGGACTGCTCGCTGATGTGGACGCGAAAGGAGCTGTTTTCGGGAAACCGACCACCGGCGTCGGGAAAACACAGTCGGGAAAAGAACCTACCAAAGAGGAGGTTGATGCCGTGGCGAAAGCTATGGGATTATAAACATTTAAAACTTTACAACAATGGGAGTTGCAAATTTGAACGACGAAAGCGAAGTTGTCGAAACAGGCAATGATTCGATTGTCATCATGTCCTATTTGGACGGAGTGAATGGAGGTCGAACCCTTGACACCACGGGGTTCACGCCGAAAATAATTCATGCAGGGCATATCGTGATTAAGGACGCATCCGGAAATCACAAACCTATGCCGGTCGCTGACGAAGCCTACGGCTCATTGCCCGCCGGACACTCATTTGTGGGTGTTGTCGTGGCATCCGTGAAAGCAGCCGACCCACGTGTTGGCATTATGACACGTGGAAAAGTGAATAAAGAAGCATCGCCTTATCCCGTAACCGAAGCAATGGTTTCAGCCTTGAAACTAATTGAGTTCACGCAGGACTAAGGCAAGGTAAAATCAAAATTAAAATAAGTAAAAAATGAAAGCATCACTTTTTATTGAACTTGTCGAACAATGGTTTGGCACTATTAAAGGCAAGATTGAGGAGAAGATAAACGGCAACAAGGAAGCCGGGAAGTATCTCCACGAAGAGGTTCTTACTCCCGAATACAGCTCCGATTTGAAGTGGGATTCCGCAAGCGTTGATGACGCTGTCGTTGCCGCCGATGTCGTGGCGTTGGATTCTCCGCTGCCTCTGAAAAAGAGAGGTTCGCTCGGTAAGGCTTCGGGTACTATCGTAAAAACGGGTATGAAGAAAGTACTCAACGAAACCCAAATAACCAAACTCAATATCCTGCTGAAACTCGGAAAGTTCGTGCAGCTTATTGCTAAGTTATTTGATGATGCACCGAAGTGTGCCCTCGGTATCAAAGAACGTGTCGAAATGATGTTCCTCGAAGCTATCTCAACCGGATATGCCGTTGTCGGAACGACTGACGGAGACGTTAAGGCAGCCGGGGAGGAAGAGAATACCGGAACCGCTGTTCGCGTGAACTTTGGTTTCTTGCCGAAGAACAAATACGGAGCGGCAATCAAGTGGGGAGAAAAGGGCTACACGCCTATATCAGACATCAAGCGTGTGCTGGACGCTATTGATTCCGACATTTCGGTTATTTGGCTACGTAAAGAGGCGTATAATCTGTTGCGTTCTTCACAGGAGGCGAAAGAACTGTACGCCAATTATCGTGCTATTCCGATTATGGCTGATTCCATTCTCCCGACACCAACAAAAGACCAATTCAACGAAGCGTTCAAGGACGAATACGGGGTTGATTTCCGACTGATTGACCGTGAAATCGTTACCGAGAAGAACGGCAAGCGTAAGAAGGTTAAGCCTTTCAGTGTTGATACGCTCGTGTTCTTAACACAGGACAGCAACCTCGGACGTGTCGTTTACGGCGAGTTGGCAGAGGAAACGAACCCCGTAGAAGGTGTCAAATACGAAAAAGTCAGCACCTACATCCTTCTGTCGAAATACGGAAAGAACGACCCGTTGCGTGAGTTTACATCGGCACAGGCTCTCGTGCTTCCCGTCATTGATGGCGTGAGCGAGATTTACCTGCTGAACACACAAGAAGCACAGGTAGTAGATACTGCCGAAGTTGAGGGCGATGCGACTATCATTCTGTACGAAAAGAAGTACACAAAAACGGAAGTAATCGCTGCGCTTAAAGCCTGTGATATCAAGTGCGCCGTCAATATTTCAGACGCAAAGCTCATTGAGAAAATCAACGGGCTGAACGATGAAGACGAAGCGAAAGTCAAAACGGCTATTGAAGCTCTAACCCCGGTGGAATAACCCAAAATTGACGAGGCTATGACAATCATCGAATCATTGAAATGTATATCGGGCTATCCTATCCCGTTGAACACGTTGAAAGACTTTGCGGAAAACAGGGAACTCAAACCTGATGAAGAAGCGAACAAAGAGGTTCGCCAATCCAACGGGTACAGGCTTGCAAAAGCCGATGTGTTGACATGGCTATCGCAAGCTCCGAACGTGTCGCAAGGAGGTATATCCTACAGTTTCAGCGAAACCGACCGGATGAACCTCCGTCGGCAAGCGGCAACGATATACAAGGAGTGCGGTGGTATGCCAAAGTCTATTTTCGGGTATAAAGGTAGCAGGCTATGATTATTCAAAACGGTACAATCGAAGTAAAGGCTAAAACAGGCGGCGGCATTAACCCGGAAACGGGTTATCCCGTCAAGCCTGTAAACGTGTCTTGGAGCGAGCCTATCCCTTGCCAATACTCGGCTAACAAGTATAACAAACTCGGAAAATACAACGGGGAACACTTCACAGTGGCACAGTATATCGTGCTGCTTGAGGAACAGCCGTTTGAGGCAGAGCAAGTAAAACTGAAAAGTCTGGACGGTAAGGTTATTGGGGAGTTTTCCATAATGGAGATTGAACCGTTGGAAGCCGTTTGCGAATTGAGGATTTTGATTTGACAGCGAATGCGGGCAAATGCGGGCTTGAAATTTAAAGAGCTTAAAATATACGCACAAGAAAAGTAAACCCCACATACGCCTATTTCGCAGAAAATAACTGAACGATATGCCTATTAAGCAAATAACCCCTATGTCGGAGATAGACAGATACATCGAAGAGCGCATAAAGCGGATGCAAGATGTCCTGTTGCGCAATTTTCAATATGTAGGGGAACAGGTCTTAAACAAGGCACGCTCGACAAATTCCTACAAAGACCAAACGGGCAACCTCCGCAGTAGTACCGGTTACGTGATAACCGTAGATGGCAGGGTTGTTTATCAAAGCGACTTTCAGACCGTAAAGGACGGCAAGAACGGTTCGGAACAGGGGGCAGCGTTCGCCCGGAGGATAGCAGCAAAATTCCCCAAAGGAATATGCTTGATAGTCGTTGCGGGCATGAATTACGCCATCCATGTAAAGAACAAAGGTTACGATGTGATTGACAGCGCAGAGCTATTGGCTGACAAGCTCGTGCCGGGTATGCTTAAACAGCTTGGATTAAAATAACAGGAGATTGCGAAAATGGCAAAGACAGCAAAACAAGTTCAAGGCGATATATACGACTTACTGAAAGCCAGCACCCTTTACACGATGATTTCAGGTGAGGTTTACAGGAAAGGTTATCGCCCACGGGATAGCCGCTTGGAAGATGCCGTCGTGATATTCACGGCTGGTATTCCCGACCAAATTCAGACAGGCATTGTAACGGTTCACATTTATGTGCCTGACATTGACCCATACGACAACGGGGTTCTCGTTGAAGACGGGGAGCGGACATCCGAACTTGAAATCCTTGCCCAACGGTGGGTTGACAGCCTGACCGCCGAAAAGTCCTGTTACAGGTTTAAGCTCCAGCAGACAATAGATACGGATGAAGCCGAAGACATTCATCAGCATTTCGTCGTGGTGGCTCTGAAATACGAGTACTTCGGCGATGATGATTAAAAATCAAAGTATTAATAATTAAATATTTAAAGTTATGTCAGTACTATCTTGGGGTAAATGTACCCTTGAACACGCCGAGTCCAAAGACGGCGCACCCGTTGACAATAAATGGGAGGAAATAGACACTCCGAAAGAGGACACCACGAAGATTACCCCAACAGCGGGAACAGAGAAGACCGCCACGGAAGAAGGGGGAGAAATGGTTGATTCACGCACGGGAAAGAATACCTATACGTTGGAGTTCGACCTGTTCGTCAAGAAAGGCAAGGAACGCCCGTTTGACGATAACGACGGTATTATCACAGGCGAACACGCATTCCGTATCACTCCCGAGGATGAAGATTGCGAGGGTTCGCAGATTGACCGCTGTACGCTCCGATGTGAGGAAAGCTACACGACCGCCGACGGTAAGATGCTTCACTACGTCGCCCGATGCCTGAAACCAAAGGCAGGTAAGACCGTGAAGCCTTATACCAAAAATTCGGAGGAAGTCTGAACGGGAGGGGGCTTATACCCCCACCCACCGGAGAGTTAAAGCGGCTCGGGCTGTCAGCTAAGAAGTGGTTCGATTCCGCACTCTCCACTTAATTAAAATACAATTTTATATGGAAGAAAAGACACTCGAACAAAAGGTTTCAGAAACCATACTCCAACAGCCCGTAACGATAACTGTCGGAGAAAAAAAATATGAGACAGCCCCGCCAAGCACAGCCACGCTGATACTTGTTTCCGAGACTGTTTCGATGTTACCACATGTATCGCTCGACAACAAAAACTTGGTTGAAGAAAGTTTGTATGTCGCCAAAGATTGCCGTGTTTTGGGCGACATTATCGCTATTTTAATTCTTGGCGCAAAACACTTAATCGAGACAGTGAAAAGGCGAGAAATCAAAGAAAAACGCTATCTGTGCGGGTTATTCCGACGCAAGTATGAAATAGAGGTTGAGGAAACAATCGACCGAAAGGCTGAACTCGCAAAAATACTCCTCGAAGACCTCTCTCCCCGTGAACTTCAAAATCTGACAGCCCGGTTACTCCAAAAAATGCAGATTGCCGATTTTTTCGGGCTTACCACTTTCCTAATAGAGATAAATCTGATGCGACAGACGAAAGTGGAAACAGAAACGATAGCGTCTGGGCAATAGTCGCAGGAACCGTAAAGGCGTACAATCTTCCGATTGATTACGTTCTGTACGATTTGAGTTATGCCAACATGATTATGTATGGGGCTGTCATACCGAGTTACAGCAGTTCAAAGGCTGACAAGGCAGAAAAGCATGATGTAATAAAGGCAGACGATCCAAGGAATAAAGAACGAGTAAAAGCATTTTTTGACAGTATTGATTAGAGGTTATGGAGAACGATAAAGGAGGTTTGTATTTTGGCACAGGGCTTGATAACTCGCAGCTTCAAAAAGACGCTGCCGAAGCAAGCCGCATTTTGCACGATGTCGGGGAAGAGACGGAAGTTCAGAGCGCGAACATCCGGGAGTTACTGACTAATCTCCCGGAGATAAACATTGATGTCGTATCAAACGCCGGTACGACATTGGAATCTATTGATGCCGCCTTTGCCGAAATTGACAGGGTTGTCGAGACAAACAAAGCTGCTATCCGTGAACTCGAAGAGGAATACAAACGGCTCGGTGTTGAAGCTGGGAAAGCCTATCAAAAGGGGGATGACAAACAATATGTCGCTCTTGAAAGGCAACGTTCTGTCATACAAAAGGTTATTTCCGAAAGAAAAAAGATGAACGCGGAAGCCTCCAAGACTGCCGACGAACTTCTTGCCGAGGAAAAACGCTTGAAAGAAAATGCCGCAGCAGCGGAAGCCGCCGCCCAAAAACAAGTCAGTCTGCGGCAACGTCTCCGTGAGGTCAAAATCGAGTTGGTCGAAATGGAAGCCGCCGGGCAACGTGGCACAGCGGAATACCGTGCATTGCAAGCGGAAGCCGCCAAACTTACTGATGCTTGGGGGGATGCACAGGCACAAGCGTCAATCCTCGCCAACGACCAAAGAGGTATGCAGGGTATTATATCAGGGCTTACAGGTGTAACGGGCGCATTTACGGCGGCACAAGGAGCTGTCGGACTGTTCGCCGGAGAAAATGAACACCTCCAGCAAATCATGCTGAAAGTTCAATCCCTCATGGCTATCACAATGGGGTTGCAACAGGTACAACAGACAATAAACAAGGATAGCGCATTTTCGCTCGTTACCCTAAACGGTTTGAAAGAATGGTGGAACAAACTTACGGGACAAAGTGCTACCAAACAAGCCGCTGAAACAGCAGCTACCGAAGTTAATACAGCTTCACAGATAGCTAATGCGACGGCAACGTCTGTCGATACCGCCGCCCAGACAGGTAATAATACCGCTACAACCGGAGGAACAGCAGCACAGACGGCAAATACAGCAGCAACAACAGCACAAACGGCTGCAACTACCACTGGGACAATCGCTACAAAAGCCATGTCCGTAGCAATGAAGGGTTTGAGAGCAGCTCTCATTTCTACAGGTATCGGAGCATTAGTCGTATTATTGGGGTATCTCGTTAATTGGTTACTAAAAGCTTTTGAAGCTACGTCAAAAGCAGATGAGGAATTGAAAGAACATCAGGAAATGATGAAAGAAGCCCGTAAGACTTACGCTCAGGCTTCAATGGAGATACAGGGCTATACAGCCCGTTTGGAATCATTCAACGGGACAAAAGCGCAGGAAAAGAAGCTGGTCGAGGAACTTAACAGCAAATACGGTTCTGCACTTGGCTATTACAATAGTGCCGCAAAATGGAAAGACATCTTAAAGACAAAAGGAGAAGCCTACTGTCAAATGCTCCTTATGGAAGCAAAGGCGCAAGCAATAATGAACAAATATACCGAGGCGTATATAAACGTGCTTGAAGTCAAGGAGAAAGCCGAAAAAGGTGAGTTCGACCATTGGTATCAGACCAAGACGGGAGATAAACGTTCACGTAAAAAGGCTATTTCCGAAGCCCAAGAGGAAGCCAATAAATGGGAGGCTGAATATAAGGATTTACAGAACCAAATCAATGAGTTCAAGAAAAACAACAGCCTTGATTTCCATATTGACCCGAAAGTCGGAAAAGACAATTCGTTTGACCCTAAAAAGGCTTCTGTCGAGCAAAAGTTGGCGATTGCCCAATACAAAGCCGCTATTATCAAATACGTAAAAGATGCGAATGAAGAAATTACTGACCTGATAATTAGTTCGCAAAAGCAAGGTCTTACCCGTGAGCTGAACGAAATACGCCGCAATACACAGCGTAAATTGGAGGCTTGGAATGAACAGTTGAATGCGCTCGCGGAAGTCCGTAAGAAGACCGCAAAAGAACTGTATATGTCGAAAAAAGGTGCGACAGAATATGATTGGAACAACTCGGATGACGGCAAGAAAACTTTGAAAGATTGGATTTCCGTCCTATACGCAGAGAACCCCAAAATACAAGAGGAGTTCAAACGTGTTTGGGAACAGATCGTCGTCAACGGCGAAGAGGCTATCAGAAAATCCCGCCAAGAATATAACGACGCATTGATTGATGAATTTGGAACTGTGGAGCAGCGGGAAGAAAAACTACTCCGGGAGTGGATGACAAAGCTCGCTTTCATTCCCGAAGAGTTCAAGGAGAAAGCTATGGACGCTATGGAAGAGGCATTCTCCAAGCTCGGGAGCGACAAATTCAAGAAAGCCATTGATTGGGGAAGCGTATTCGGAGATATGGACAAACAATCCATATCTGTTCTGCAATATACACTTGACAAGGTTAAGGCTTATTTTGAACAGAACAAAAGCAGCATGTCAGTGACCGAGATAAAGGATTACCAAGAGGCTATTACAAAAATGGAAAATGAGATTGCCAACAGGAATCCATTTACCTCCCTAAACAAATCAATGAAAAACCTTGCGTCAGCGAAAACGGAATACGTAGATGCCCTTGCATCTTGGAAGACCGCACAGCAGGACTTGAACGACGCACAGGCAGAGTTCAATGATGCGCTCCGGGCAAAGAATGAAATTCTCGAAGCTATCGACAACGGAGAATTGCCACAGGATTGCGAAGAACTGACAGAAGCCGAAAACAAGCTGACAGCAGCCCGCAATAATGCCTCCAAAGCAAATGAAAAGAATACCGCAGCCGAACAGCGTACCATGCGTGCCCGCAACGGAATAACGGCAGCTTATATATCATTTTCAAATGCTTTAAGGAACGTCGGAAAAGTCGTTCAGGACGTAGGAGGAAAAGCAAAAAACCTCGCCGCTGTCTTTGATGATTCCGTCGCTGATGCGATTGGAAAGGCTATTGATTTTACAGAGGATGTTTTGGATGCGACCTCTTCTGTAATTTCCGCTATCGGGGATGTCGGAAAGGATGTGGCAAGCGGCGTGGAAGCCACTGTATCTGCTACCGCACAAGGCACAGAAGCCGCTGCCGCAGCAGGTGCTACGGCAATATCAACCGTCGAGAAAGCCTCCGTTATCCTCGCCGTTATTTCAGCAGCCTTGCAGGTGGCAACTGCTATCGCTAATTTGTTCAACAACGACGAACAAAAACAAAAGGAAATTGAGAAGTTGCAAGACCGTATCGACCAGCTTCAATGGGAGCTTGATAACGCCGATGTAGTGCGTTATCAGGAACGTAGTATAAGTGCCATGCAGCGTTTGAGGAATGTTTATCAGGAAACGTATCAAGAAGTTTTAAAACTGCACCTTACGACACAACAATATAACAACTCGTTTATAAGGTCTATCAGCTCCATGATTTACAAGAATGAAATATTCCGGAAGTCTGTAGAAAAACTCGCTACGGCTTACGGGAATATGTCGTACACGGCTGATAAGGCTCTCGGGGGGCAGAAATACGACGAAAGCCGCAAGCAACTTGAAAACATCGCCCAGCAACAGCTACTTATACAGCAACAGATAGACAAGGAGAACTCCAAGAAAAAGACCGATAACGGACAAATACAGGAATGGGAAAACAAGATTGCGGAACTCGGGGAGCAGGCTTTGACTATTATAAACGATATGGTCGAGGACATTATAGGAGGTTCAAGTAATGATATTGCCAAGGAGTTATCCGATGCTTTCTTTGAGGCGTTTGAAGCTGGCGAAGACGCCGCCGAAGCTTGGGGAGCGAAAGTAAACGATATTGTAGCCGATGTCCTTAAAAGAATGCTTGTACAAAAGTTCCTCGAAGAACCGCTCGGACAAATATTTGACAAATACAAATCCAAATGGTTCAAAGATGGACAGTTTATGGGAATTGACGCTGTTGTCGATAGTATGAGTGGTTTTGCTGCTGATTTAAATGCCGTTGGAGAAGACTTTGCAGAGATTTGGGAACAACTTCCTGACAGCGTTAAAAACATGATTCAGACTACATCGGACGCAACCCGTGAAGCGTCGCAACAGGGTATAGCAACAGCTTCACAAGAAAGTGTTGATGAACTAAACGGAAGGACTACAGCTATACAAGGGCACACATATTCAATCAGCGAAAACACAAAACTCCTGTTGGCTACGGCAAATCTTATTTTAGAAAGTGTCTTGAATATAGAACTCAATACGGACAGGCTTTCGGACAGCATGGAGAAAGTGGAAAGCCATGTAAAGCAAGTTCGGGACACTGTGGATGATATAGCATTGAAAGGTCTTAAATTCAAATAAATAACGTATGGAAACGGAAACTATCATAAAACAGATTTATGCGCAAGCTAAGTTGCTTGGGGCTTGTCCTTTGTTCACGGGTAAAGAAAAGACTTTAGAGGACATCATCAACCTTTTCACGTCCGCACAAGGCATGGAGTTCTGTATCAAAAACCATTATCCGAACATGGCGACTTTTCGCCTGTTTAAGCCCATGCAAGTGGAGAGATACGGAATTTACATCGATGCGGGTACAATAACGCTTAAAAACCCCAAAAGAGCAGTTCTCATCGGGCGCACAAGCGCAACGATATACTGTGATGAACTCGCGAATCATGAAATTTACCTGCTACACGGCTCAAAGGCGATTGTCAACTGTTCCAAATGGGCGGTTGCCAAAACGACCGTTGAACAGGGGTGCAACATCATAAAAAACACGTCTGATAATGCGATAATCTTATGATGTCTGACAGATTATACATAGACGGAAACGACGTGTTTCTCCAATATGGAATATACGTTATCGAAGGAGGTTGGAATGAACTGATCGCTTTTCCTCCGTTGAAGTCTGTGGACAATAATAATTGGCAGGAAGACGACGGCATAGAACCCGATTTGGCTTCTCCCGTCTTAAACACGAAAGAGGTACAAGTCAAATTTGCCATTTCAGGGCTTTTTAATCGCTATTTTGATTTCGTTAATATGTTATCAGACGGAGCATATCATACCTTTGAATGTGCATCTATAAAGCGCACTTTCAAACTCCGGTTGACATCCCACCCTAATCTCGAAGCTGCAAAAACACTGGGATTTGCAACATTTAAGTTTGCCAACGATTATCCAATGCTGAATTATGATTATCAACCACCTGTAAGCACAGTTCCGGAGTACGATGATTACAGTATTGACGGTAAACTGTTCACGGAGTACGGGTGTCGTATTTTACAAGGAACGATGTCGGAGATAATGAAAACTGCTTCCGTTAAACCTAACTTGCTTCGCAATTTAAAGACAAAAGCAGGGGCATCGTATGACGGATTTAATGTTACGTACAATAGCAAAGACGTTAAGGTTACATTACTTATGCGTGCCCAGACATTAGACGAATTATGGCGTAACTATGACGCTTTGCTTTTCGACCTTATACGCCCCGGCGAGCGTTTGCTATGGGTAAATGACATCGAAGAGGAATTCCCCTGTTATTACAAGAACTGTTCCGTTACTGACTTTTTCCCGACAGGGAAGATATGGTTACAGTTTACGATAACTCTTGTCTTTACGTCGTTCCGACTTGATGGCGAAGAATTTATCTTATCGACAGAGGACAATCAAGTGATTATAACAGAACAGAATGATAACTCAATAGACCTTTCAATATATGGCACTTAAAAAGATAAAAATCAGTGAGCTTCCTTTAGCCGACACGCTAAAGGGGCTTTATACGATAGGTATAGACGCTTTGAACCGAAGTGTTAAGGTAAGTTTGGAATTTGTTAAAAAAGCGGCTGACAGAGCAAATGAAGCCGCAGACAAAGCCCAAAAAGCGGCTGAACAGGACATATTCCTTAGCGAGACAGAATATGAAGATTTGGAGGTTAAGGACAGCGAGAAGATATATTACACTTACGAAGATGAGGAGGGATAGATATGATTTTCAAGAAAGAAAAAGAAATCGTTGCCGTGTTCAGAGGAAACAAAGCTATCACGGCAATTTACAGGGGTTCTCGCCTTGTATGGCAAGCAATCCGGTCTTGCTTCGGTGCAGGATTTTGGATTAACGAGAAACCTTGGATTAATGAGGAAAGTTGGAGAAACAATTAAAACATATACTTATGGCTAAAAAGATTTATGACGAAAAGATAGACAAAAACACCGAATGGGGAGGCGACGCTTCTACAGGCGGGTTACCTGTTGCGGGGCGCAGGGTACAGGAGTTTATCAAGAAACAGCTCAACAGCAAAGCAGGAGTATTCTATTACGACACGACCAATAATAGATACCTTGTTTTCGCTGATGAAGATACGAAAAATAGTTATCTTGAAAACACCACACGGAGCGATTTGATAATCGGAGCATTCGATGCCCCGTTCAACTATTCGGCAAAGATAATATTAGAATCGCCGACCTATAATACCGTCGCACTTGGAGCAACGGGCAATTATGTTGACTTCGCATTTGACATCGAAAACAAAACCGGTCTAACGACAAGCGAAAGCGTAATATGCACCTACACGTTCCGTAAGGGGGCTATCAAGCAAACCGTAACAGAACAATATGCCGCAGGCAAGAATGTACACTTCAATATCGATAAGTATCTTAGCGAGGGGACGAACAATATTACCATAGCCATACAGGGTACAGTTACACTTGCAGCCACTACCGTAGCAGTAACCTATCAAGTCGTTAATTTATCAATTAATACGGATTTGGATATTTCAAAGGTGTATGATTTAAGGAATGGTGCGCAGGTGATGTCTGTTCCATTCTCTGTGAGCGGCTATGGAACAAAGGTCATTGAATGGTATTTGGATGGCGAGAAACTTGATTTTGTAAAAAATGAGGATGAGATTGTCGATGCGTCTTCTTCACGGATAAAGTACATCACGCTCTCAAATCTTTCACAGGGTACACATAGCGTCCAAATGAGAGCGTATGTAGTTGTTGACGGAGAAATGTTTTATTCCGATACACTATATCGTGAAATCATTGTGTACACAGGAATAAATCAAAATACTATTGCAGCCATTTCAATGAACGTTCCTTCCATGTATGGCATTTTGAACACAAGGAAACTTTACGGCATTATTCAGTATATCCCTTATGTGCTGAACTTCGCCACCTATACCCCAACTTCGGTAGCAGGGACGAATGTGATTGTGAAGTTGGATGGCGTAGAACAGGGTTCTGTGTACTCTGAAAACGGAATACCAAATCAGTTTACCATTGCTTCTGCTATGATGGGTAAATCTGTCATTGAATTAATCATGCCGGACGGTGCGTATGAAGTCAATGCGGAAATATCGAAAACGACCATGTCTATTTCGGAAATCACAAACGGATTGCAGTTGGATTTCCGGGCTATCGGAAAATCAAACAATGCCACCGACAAGGATAGCTGGTCGTATGGTAATTATGCAGGTGCTTTCGATGGGTTTAGTTGGAATGCTGTATCGGGATGGGTGGATAATGCACTCCACATAAGCGCATCGGCTTCATTCGGCATAAATTTGGCTCCGTTAAACCCAAATCCATCTGTATTGGGAAAAACTATCGAAATAGAGTTTGCCACTACCAATGTAAACGATGATAATGCCGTAATATGTGATTTGCGAAATGACAATGGAACGGGCATATTGATTACAGCAACAAAGGTGCAACTTATTTCCAGCAATGGAGTGGAGATTGAAACCTCGTTCAAAGACAACGAATTTATCCGTATGTCTTTCGTTATAAACAGGGCGACAGGATCTTCTAATAAATGTATGTCATTCATATACGTAAACGGTATCGTATCTCGTGGCGTTTCTTGGGTTTTTACGGACAAATACACCTCCGATAAACAGATTCTATTCCAAGGAACAGAAAATGCGGAAATTAAGCTAAAATCGCTCCGTATCTATGATATAGCCCTTTCAGCAGACCAAGTACTGAACAATTATATCCTTTACCGTGAAAATGTTATAGATATGAACGATGTCTATGACCGGAACAACATTTATGAAGATAATTCAAACGATTTCGATTATGAGAAGATGATGGGGCGGTTGCCCGTTATGATCGTGACAGGTAATATCCCCACGTTAGAAAATACAACCGATAAGAACGCACAAATTACGGTCGATGTGGATTACTATAATCTGCAAGACCCCTCATGTTCATTCGCGATAAAGAACGCAGCCATGCGCCCACAAGGTACGTCGTCTATGGGCTACCCTAAAAAGAATTTCCGTCTTTATACCCAAAAGCGTGACGATACCATTCTATACGATGCGAATAACAAGGTGGTAGCAAATAAGCTGTATTCATTCAAGAATGGCGCACAGCCTGTAAATTGTTGGTGTATGAAAGCTGATTACGCCGAAAGTTCAGGAACTCACAATACAGGTATCGCAAGGCTATGGAACAATGTACTTATGGGGGCAACTTTGAATGGGGAATACATATTTAGAACCAAAGCACAAAAAGCGGCTTTAGCAGCCGGTTATAAATATGATGTTCGTACCACCGTGGACGGCTTCCCTATCCTCATGTTCTATCGCCTGAACGCTAATGACCCTTTGGTGTTCATCGGTAAATACAACTTTAACAACGATAAGTCCACACCGAGCGTATTCGGATTTGAGAACATTCCGAATTTCGATAACTCAAAACTGCAATGCTGGGAAATCCTGAACAACGGTAATTCGCTTGCTCTGTTTACATCCGTGGACGGCTTCGATGATAATTGGAGCGAAGCGTTTGAAAGCCGTTATCCTGATACTTCCAATCCTGATACAAGTGACCTGAAAGCGTTCTGCGAGTGGATGGCGACCGTTTCAGCGGCAAACTTTACTACTGAAAAATGGGAACACATGGATGTGTATAAAATGGCGGCGTATTACATCTATCTAATGCGCTTCGGTGCGGTTGACCAAACCGTTAAAAATGCGATGTTCACGACCGAAGACGGTGTGCATTTCTTTTTTATCAATTATGATAATGACACTATTAACGGGCTTACTAATGATGGTAAGCTGGTAGTTACTCCATACGCCACACGCTCGACTTTGGGAGAAGACGGGCAACCTTACTACGCAGGACAGGCATCTCGCCTGTGGAATACCCTCGAAGCAGATGCAGATTTCATGGTTATTGTTAAACAGGTGGATGAAGCTCTCTACACGGCGGGATTGAAGTATGAGGATGTTATAAGTATGTTCGATGATGAACAGGCTAATAAATGGGTTGAGCGAGTTTATAATCAGGATGCGCAATACAAATATATAAGTCCTTTCGTAGAAAGGGGCATTGATAACCTGTTTATGTTGCAGGGCAATCGTTCCATACATCGCAAATATTGGTTGGCAAAGCGTTTTAGTTATTTCGATTCCTTATTCGTATCGGGGGCGTATAAAGCAAAATCTATTGAAATCAAGTGCATCAATAACACTCCTGCCGGGCAAAGAATAACTATCACGGCAGGAACAGCTATGGATTACGGTTACGGCATTAACAGCGTAGCACGTGAGAGTAACGTTGCCCTTGCCGAAAACGGAACACATACATTTAAAACGGCAGAGGTCGTGAATTTGGGCGACCCAATTCGTGTCTATGCCGCCCCGAATATAAAAGGATTAGATTTGTCATCCATGACCGATGTTCTTGCAATAATCACATTGGATAAGGTATATGATGCTTCTTTAGGGACAAAATTAACAAGGCTTATTGTCGGTAATGCAAGCAAAATAAATACATCCATAGAATCTATTTCAGGGCTTTCTATGGCTACCAAGTTAGAATACTTGGACGTACAAAACATGAAAGGTATGAAGTCGTTAGACCTATCTAAGCATCTGAATATACAAAACGTAAACGCCAAGGGAAGCAATATTAGTTCTATTGAGTTTGCGAGAGGAGCTGCGTTACAGGTGTTCAATATGCCTACCGCAATGCAGATCATGGAATTGGAGCAATTGCCGTACCTAACGAACATAATATCAGAGAACAATTTTATGACCTTACAAAAAATAATTGTAAGGAGCTGCCCTTATCTAACTCAAAACTTTGATTTCGTATATAATTGGAGAACGAATACACAGTTAGGAGCAAGCAATCTTGAACTTGATATGACAGGTGTATATTGGAGCAACGTTGCCCCCGAAAAACTCATATCCATTGGAGATTTGGGAAACATAAATTTGAAAGGAAAGGTTTATATCACATCGGCTACTCAAGAACAGATTGACGCAATTTCGGACATCTTCGGATTGGGATGTTTCGAGAGTGGAAGTGAATTTCAAGTGATTGTCCCGGATGGTCTATTTATCGGAGGACTTAACGAAGTCAGGGGAGGTGAAAGTATAGAGCTGGATGTTGTTATTTTTTCTGATAACCCAGGAACAGTAACTTGGAGCATTACAAGTGGAAGCGGTGCATCAATTCAAAGTACGGGAGGAACAGCGTGCGTAGTAACAACGACCGAATCAACTTCTGACAGAAACATAGTGGTTCAAGCAAGACACGTTCCTTCGGGTGCTGGGGAAGTTATCTATGCGACAAAAACAATCAAAATCCTAAAAGTAGTTAGAGCAACAAGCGGTAGCATAAGTGGTCCGGCTACAGTGGGTAGCATCGGAGAGTATTCATATATCGCTTCGCCAAGCGGTGTCAACGCCCCGTACTCTGTTACTTGGAGTTTAACGGGTGACGCAGTGAATGCAGGATATGTTCAGATAAAGAAACAAGACAATGAAACATGCCAAATTCAAGTTATTCAAAAGGTTAATGATACATCGTTCAACATTGTAGCGACCGTTAACAACGGAAAAACGACTTTCAATGTGAGCCGTTCTGTTACAATAGGCGTGAAAATGATTTTGAATATCTTCTCAAATCAGCCCAACGATGAAACTTTCACATCGGTAAAAGCGACCGTAAAATACGGCTCTTCAAGCACCACAATGGGGAACGGCGATGAATTGAATTTGGCTGCGAATACGGAAATAAAAATAACATTCCCGAGCGTGAGCGGATATAAAACGCCTTCGCCCATAGAATTTGTTATCGGAGAAGACGATGCTGTAAAATCAGGAACTTATCTTGCAGAATCCGTAGAGGTTAATTTATCATCTTTCGACGGAGTAAGTTTAGTTGGTACGATTGTTCGTATCAACAACACGAATTACACTTGGCAAGGAAATACTATAAAGGTTAAAATCCCTTATGATACATCGTACACAATATCGTACAATCGTGTTCAACCGTATCTGACACCTTCTAAACAGACATTCACAGCGTCACAGGTTACAAGGGCTATTTATGCTGTTTATGATGAAATACCCGAAGGACTTATTATCATAGACCAAACAATTACCGACCCTGCCACGATGATTTCGGGTTCTGTAAATTCAAGCGTTATTCAACAAATCCGTGCGAACTCGCATCGTTACCTCGGCAAATACACCGCAGATGGACAAATGACGCTATGCCAACTTTCCGATGATGATTCCACAAAGTACAAGGACGGTTCAGCAGCCATTCTAACAGGTGCGGAAGGCGATGTATTTTTGAAGTTGCCGGACTTTTGGTATAAGTCGTTGGAGATTGATACTGATATATGGGGAATACAATTCCAATACGGCTCTACATCCCCCGGCAACGGTTGGAATAAGTGGGATAAGAATACGCTTATCGGAGTGTACGAGGCATATAGCACCAATTCCAAAATATACAGTCGAAGTGGTATAAGCAGTTCGGGAAGTATCTCGCAAACCAATTTCAAGGCGTATGCTCGTTCAAGGGGTACGGGCTTCCAAATTGTTGACTGGCAGATGCACTGCGTAATGGCTTTGCTCTATTATGCACAATACGGACACACGAATTGTCAAGAAAAAATCGGTGCAGGGACAAACTCTTATTCAAAAAGTTGTGGTCAAACAGATAATATCGGAATGGAAGATACTGTTGCAGGTGCTAATGGCGACACACAATCTATCAATTTTTGGGGACTTGAAAATTGGTGGGGTAACAAATTCGAATGGATTGATAATGTAGTCGTGCAAGATTATGTCTTCCATGTTACCGAACCTGACGGGACGGAGAGAATTGCAGGCGAAATGAAAACCTATGGATGGATTTCAAAATTGCTATTTGGCAAACATTGCGATTTAATACCAACAGGATTCAATGGATCAGGAACGAGCGGATTCTGCGATTATTCTGACAGAAATGGCGGTACTCGTGTGGTTCTGCGGTCGAACAGCTACTCGGATGCGGGTGGCGGTGTCGCTTACGCGTGTGCGGATTACGATGCGGCGAGCTCGGTCTGGAACGACGGTTCTCGGCTCGCCTTCCGGGGCGTTTGCGTCGAAGCGGAAAGCGTGGCAGCGTTTCAGGCTATGGAGGCTATCGGATAAAAGAGAGGGCAGAAAAGCCCTCTTCCCGAAAGGGAAAATCAAAAATCAGGCAGATGCAGGCAAGGAACTCGTGTGGTTCTGCGGTCGAACAACAACTCGAATACGAATGGCGGTGTCGCTTACGTGAATGCGAATAACGATGCGACGAACTCGAACTCGAACTACGGTTCTCGGCTCGCAAACAGATAAAAGAAAACGCAATGCCTTAGATATGTATATGTGGGTACGTTGATAAGTTACGTGTAACTTGGTATCGTCCACAGCTTGCAAAGCCTCACTAAACTTTCTGAAATATTGAAAGAAGTGAAAAATCACGTGCGTTGAGCTATAACGTTTAGTAGGTTCATTCTCGAAAAAGGTAAGCTCGGAAAACTGAAGGCAAACAATTAAAATGATTACGAATGAAAAGATATGGATACATCATAGAAGAAATTATTGACGAAGCTAACATGAATGAGAGTTTCGATTACGTGATGCGTGGCAAGAATCGTAAAAATAGCCAATCAGGAAGACACATTCTGAAAAATCGCTCAAAGGTCATCGCCGACTTACAGAAACGTATCAGCGATGGGAGTTACCGAATTTCAGGGTATCGCTCCTACACTATCAATGAGCAGGGAAAAGAAAGGGAAATACAGTCTATCCCGTTGAAAGACCGTATCGCCCTTAACGCAATCATGCGAGTAGTGGAAAAGTATCTGAACCGCCGTTTTATCAAAGACAGTGCGGCAAGCATCAAAGGACGTGGAATGCACTATCTGTTAAGGCGTATGGTAAAAGATATGATGCGTGATTATGAAGGAACTCGATATGTGTACAAATGCGATATACGGAAATTCTACCAATCCATATCCCAAGAGTTGATGATGAATTTAATCAAACGTACATTCAAGGACAAAAAACTCATAGTGATATTGGATAATTGCGTATGTATTCTTCCGTATGGGATGAGCATAGGGTTAAGGACTTCACAAGCGTTGGGTAATTTATTTCTCGACCACTACTTAGACCATGTGCTGAAAGACAAGTTAGGTGTAGATTATTATCGGAGATATTGCGATGATGAAGCCCTACAGACCGGGAGTTACAAAGAGCTTACTTTCCTTCGTGGAGTCATACACAAGTGCATCAAGAACGCACAACTCGAAATCAAAGGCAATGAGCAAATGTTCTGTGTCAATGAACGTCCGATAGATTTCTTGGGGTTTCAAATGTTCGGTGACGGGCATATTAAAATCCGCAAACGCATCAAGAAACGTTTTTCCCACAAGTGGGAAACAGTCAAAAGTCGGAAACGGCGTGTCGCTCTTGTAGGTTCGTTCTACGGTATGGCTAAACATGCTCATGCGAGGAATTTATTTAAAACAATAACAGGAATAAGTATGAAAAGTTTTGCAGAATTTGGGTTGAATTTTGTCGCCAAGGATGGGAAGAAAAGGTTTGATTGCAATTCCTATCCATTAGGCGAGTTACAAAATCGGACGATCATCGTACTCGATTTTGAGAAAGGTGTCAAGACGAAAGAAGGTGAGGGAAGATATGTTGTCCATTTCCGGTTTGCGGATGATGACAAAGAGGGCAAGTTCTTTACAAACTCCGAAGAACTAAAACAGATGCTTGATAAGATAGATGAGATTGACGGAGGTATTCCTTTCAAAGCGACTATCAAGCGGACAACTTTCGGAAACGGTAAATATAAGTATTCATTCGCTTAAAATTTACAGATATGAAAAGGGTACAAGGAAGCAAGGGCATTGCGCTCGTGGAGTGCATAAATCATTATACCAACAAATACAGAGTTCGTTGGGATATTCAACCGTATTTCAATGAAGATGGCAAAGAGCAGGGAGTTTCGTACTACGAAACGGAAGTGATGCACAAACCAAATATGAATGATGTTCGGCAGATCGTTCTAAAAGGTATGAACCAAGTTGTCGATGATACAATTCTTTCTGAATTTGTATGGAACGATATGCAGGTATGGCTATCCTCCGAAAACCAATTTAACTACAAAGCAGCTTACGACCTTGCAGTACAAAGCGGCGGCGGGACGCTCCCTGTTATATTCAAGTTCGGAAGCACGGATAATCCGGTGTATTATGAGTTCAAGACATTGGAAGACTTATCAGACTTCTACTTACAGGCTATGAGTTTCATTAATAACGCCCTCGCCAAAGGTTGGCAGAAAAAAGATAATGTCGATTGGGGCATATATGAGAATGATTTGAAATAATTAGAAGAAAAGCGAAATAAGCCCCGTACAGCGTTCAAAAAGTGATTATAATATAAACATACCACTTTTGAAAGAAAACGCCACAGACGGGAAATTCGATATAAATAACTCAAAGTTTAATGACATGATAATTTACAACAATATAGGAAATAAAGTACTTGAGGTTGAGGTTGACGATAACAGTTACCGTAATAGGGCAATAATGGGAGACAATAGTTTAACCCTGTATTATTCGCTTCCTGTACACACCGAAATTCCTGTCGGCTCTTATTGTGAGTATCAGGGCAATACGTTTACGCTTAAACGTCCCGAGAACTTCAAGATGAAGCACAAAAGACTGTTTGAATATACAGTCCTGTTTGAACCTCCCGAGGCAAACGCAAAAGTTTGGAAATTCCGAAACCCAGTTGACGGGCGTTTGAAATTCCCGTTGACGGCAAAACCGCACGAACATCTCCAAATGTTCGTTGATAATATGAACCGCCGGGACAATGGATGGACGGTCGGCGAATGTGTTGATGGCGTTGAAACATTGATAGCTTACGACCATGACTTCTGTATTGACGCTCTTACTCGTATGGCTACAACATTCAACACGGAATACGAGTTTGTCGGGAAACGTGTGTCATTGCGCAAAATTGAATATAACAAAAGCGCACCGCTCCCGCTCTCTTACGGACGTGGAAACGGGTTCAAGTCAGGTGTCGGGCGTTCAAACACGGGCGACACCCCGCCAACGGAAATCCTGTTTGTACAGGGTGGTACTGACAATATAGACCCATCAAAATACGGCAATTCGGATCTTCTTTTGCCGAAAAACCAAACACTCGCTTATGACGGGGAACACTTTGAGGATGAAGACGGCTTTGTCAAGGCTAACTCCCGTAACTATGTCGTTGATGAATCGGGGCTTTCAATACGCCGTTATGACAAACAACTATCATCGCTTGCGGAGGATAGCCTTGATTGTTCGGAGATATTCCCGAAACGTGTCGGAACTGTCAGCGAGGTTGTCGTGGTTGATGAGAAAAACAACTTCTACGACATCATTGACGCTTCCATCCCGTCTGCCCTGAATTATGAAGACTATCAGATAGGGGAAGAAACGATGACCGTCATATTTCAATCGGGTATGCTTGCAAGTCGTGAGTTTGAAGTGAAATACTATCATAATACGGTCAAAGACAAGGCGGCACGCCGCTTTGAAATTGTTTCTGCTGATATAGATGGTCAAACAATGCCAAACGCCACATTCGCCCCCAAAGCGGGTGACAAATATGCAGTTTTCAAGTGCATGTTACCTGATTCATATATCTGCGACAATGCCTCAAAGACTGGCGCATCATGGGATATGTTCCGGGCGGCTGTGAAATTCTTGTTTGACAGCGAAGAACTGAAATTCACGTTCACGGGAGAACTTGACGGTATATGGTCGAAAAAAGATTGGGTTAATATAGGTGGGCGCATAAAACTCGGAGGGTACATTCTATTTACGGACGACCAATTTCAGAAAGACGGCGTTCTTATTCGTATAACAGGCATCAAGGATTATATCAACAAGCCGTACAGCCCCGTGATTGAATTGTCAAACACGACGGTAAGCGGAAGCGTTTCATCAACGCTGAAAGACTTGGAAAGCGAGGAAGTCATCGTCGAGGACTTGCACCGTGACGCTATCCAATTTACGAAAAGACGGTTCAGGGACGCAAAGGAAACAATCGGCATGTTGGAGAAAGCCCTGCTTGACAACTTCACAAACTCGATTTATCCGATTACCGTTCAAACCATGTCACTTCTCGTGGGTGATGAAAGCCTTCAATTCCGTTTCGTAAACTCAAAGACAAACCCGGTTCAGGTCGCACACAGTATCGTCTATAACAATGAGACAAAGCAACTGACAGCGGCGGCGGGTATCATCCAGCACATGACGCTCGAAATTGCTTCTATCAGTTCATCGCACAAAGCAGATGAGTACAAGTATTGGAGTATAGAAGCCTACACAAGCAGCAGGCTTGAAGACGGGACAAAGAAATACTATCTGTACGCAAAGGTTTCAAAAAGCGCACAGACAGGTGTTTTCATCCTATCTGAAAATGCTATCAAATTAGAGGATGTTTCCGGCTTCTACCATCTTCTTGTGGGGGTTCTCAACTCCGAGTATAACGAAGAACGGAGCTTTGCCACCTTATACGGGTTTACAGAGGTTCTGCCGGGACGTGTGACGACTGACAGGGTCGTTTCGGGAGACGGTAACAGCTTCTTTGATTTCGTGGCAAATGCCTTGAAACTTGGCGATAAACTCGCTTATAATGTCAATGGGGACGGACTTCTTAAAATCAGAGGAACAATTATTCAAAGCCAAAGCGGGGACGAAAGTTATGTCGGATGTTTCCGAGGCACGTATAATTCATCGCTAACTTATTATAACGGGGATGAAGTGACTTACACCCTAAACGGGTTTGCGTCAACCTATCGTTATATTTATGCTACCTCGTCAAGAGGTGTTGTCCCGACAAATACGGTATATTGGACTGTTATAGCACAAGGCTCAAAGGGAGATAAAGGGGATGAAGGCTCAAAGGGACAATACACGGAATTGAGATTTGCGAAGAACGGCTCAACAACATCTTACCCGTCACTTTCAAAAACGACTTTGAACCCGAGTGGATGGTCGACATCAACCCCATCTGTTGGAACGGCTGAATACCTTTGGATGACCTCTGCCGTGAAAACAGGGGACGGACAGACACTTGTCAGTCAATGGACTACCCCTATAAGAATGACCCCGTACAACGGGATAGACGGAAAAAACGGTTCAAGCCCTGTTATGGTTTACAGGGGAATATATGATAGTTCTAAAACTTATTATGGGAATACAAACCGGTTGGATTGTGTAAAGAGTGGAAGTACTTATTACATTACCCGTATCGATGCCGGGACGTTCTCGAATGTATCTCCAACAACCACAAGCAAATGGAACTCTTTCGGAGCTTCTTTTGAAAGCATTGCCACGAACCTACTATTGGCAGAGGGGGCAAATATTGGGGATTGGGCTATTCAGAACGGTAAGATCGTATCTACACTTGGAACAGGGAATAAAATATCACTTGATGCAAGTGGTTCAAAAATTGAAGTTGATTCTACGCGATCAGGAGGCGACTATTCCCAAGACTATGGACAAGGCTCAAAAGTAATAATAGATGCTTATAGCGGACTTATTGAAGCAAGAAGTAAATCAAATAACCGTGTAGCCTATATGTCGCCCACAGGTATATTTTGCAATAATGCAGAAACACAAGCGGTATCTGCTGTATTAGGAGTAACACATAAGGCTTCTGTAGTCGGCTTGGGATTTGGCAACGTCGATAAAAACCAGTGGGATAATGAAAATTTTATAGCTGGAGTCTATGGTAGAGCTTCTAATGATGGTACAGCACCAGCTTACGGTGGATTTTTTCAAAATCTTATGGCTGCTGGGTTATTCCTACATACGAGATTTGTAGGGGAAGTATCATCATCTACATATTTATATGAAACAGATAGCCTCGTTATAGGGATTTCCCGTAATGGGCAAACTGTTTATTTACCATCGGATGGTGTAATAGGTAAAATTATTTTCGTTAAACAATGGTGGGCGGGCTATATGAGAGTTTATCCCAGAAGCGGACAACATATATATGATGATACTTCTGAAAATAGTTACTACGATTTTGGGGAGGGACAAATGGGAATTTTTGTTTTTTCAATAACTTACATTGGTGGTGTTAGGACGGAAGCATGGTTAGTAAATAAGTTTAAATATTAATATTATGACTGAATACGGATATATAAATGAAGGTGGGTATTTGGTTTCTAAGATATTAGAAGACCGAACCGAGCGTCGAGTGAATACAGATGGAGAACCGGAGGACGTAGTAATAACCATTGCTATGCAAGTAGAAGAATTGGTTAAACAAGGCTGGAAACCGGTAGATTTGATAGATGATACCAAACTAACCCCAAGTGTAGAGTTTGGGAGTGTCAGAATTCAACCCTATGACAATGGCGACAAAATTAGTTACCAATACATAGAAAGCGTATCTAAAAAACTGATTACGGCTAAGATAAACGAATATAAAGCCTTTCTAAATGATACGGATTACAAGGTTATGAAATGCTACGAAGCAACCCTACTAAACATGCCTTTGCCGTACAGCATGGACGACGTACACCAAACGAGACAGGAATATAGGGATAGAATTAATGAGTTAGAGCAATATCTTGATTAATTTTTTATTCACAAGTGATTATAATATAATCACTTTATCTATATTTGTGGAAATTATAACAATTATGGAATATATACCCGCAATAATCAGCGCAATAGGCACTATCATCGCAGCATGGTTCGCCTATAATCAGTACAGTAAGAATAAACTTACTGATTTAAAAATAGAGAAATGGAAAGCCGATGAAACAAGAAAACAAGTGAAACGAAGCGATAATATTGCTCAAATATACGGCATGTTATGGCAATTGCTACATGAACTAAACGCTGACCGGGTATATATCGTTCAGCCGCACCCACTCACGAACAATATGTTTCTTTCAATTAGCCTTGAAGTAAAACGAAATGGAGTGTCCGGGATGAAACAACATGTGCAGCAGCTTCCGATGTCGGATGTAGCCGTTTTCTCATCCGAGCTTTCTCAAAGAGATTTCATCTTCTACAAGAATGTAGAGAACGATGTTAAGGACAAACGGGCAAGGGCAATGATGACTACGAACGGAAGTTGCTCAACCGTTATCAAAAAAATATCAGACGAGGAATGTGATTGGATTGGTTCTATATTCTGCGAGTTTACACATGCGCAGGAGTTACAACCAACGATGGTACGTCAGGAACTATACGACGCAGCCAATCGAATACAGTACATTCTACCTGAATATAAATAACTTAATACAAAAGTAATATGAAAATTCTTATCGACAACGGACACGGGGAGAACACCGCCGGGAAACGCTCTCCTGACGGAAAATTACGTGAGTACTTATACGCTCGGGAAATAGCTTCCGATATTGAGCGTGAGTTAAAAACAAAAGGATTTGATGCCGAATGTATCGTGAGGGAAACAGTTGATGTGCCGCTTGCAGAACGGGCAAGACGAGCGAATGAGATTTGCGCTCGATATGGGGCAAATAACGTAATACTTATATCGGTGCATTGTAACGCCGCCGGAAACGGGCAATGGATGAACGCAAGAGGTTGGTCGGCTTATACAAGCAAAGGAGAAACAAAAGCAGACAAACTCGCTGATTGCCTGTATGAAGCTGCCGGGAAATTCTTCATCGGACAGAAAATAAGGACGGACTATTCAGACGGCGATCCGGATTGGGAGGAAAACTTCTATATCCTGTCTAAAACAAAATGCCCGGCTGTATTGACGGAAAATTTCTTTCAGGACAATAAGGATGATGTCGCTTTCCTGTTAAGCAAAGCCGGGAAACAGGCTATTGTAAATTGCCACGTTGATGGTATCATGAACTACATTAAATCATTGAAGAAATGAAGCGTATAATCTTTATTTTGGCAGCTGCTCTCCTATTGGGGAGCTGTTGCCCTTGCCGACACCTTACGAATACAACGAACAGACAGGACAGCGCACATATTGAAGTTAGAACGAATACTATCTATGTACCCGACACTGTGTTTATCGAAATACCGGCACAAACGGCAGAGCGAACCACCGCCGACAGTACGAGCCACCTTGAAAATGATTATGCCACATCGGATGCCAAAATTAATCCTGACGGGACGCTGTACCATAACCTGAACACAAAGCCGCAGACGAAGCCTGTGCCAACCGACAAAAAGATTGAGCGTCGTGACAGCATTGTCTATCAGGCGAAATACATAGACCGGGAGATTACGGTAGAAGTCGAACGCCATCTATCTTGGTGGGAGAAAACACAGATTTACGGTTTTTGGGCTGTTATCGTTATCATGGTAATAGCAACATACAGGAAAAGAATACTTTCGCTGATAAAAGGCTTATTTAATTGAACAGAAGCTATTTCCTATCATTAAATACACTTTAACGGAAATTTATTCATAACTTTGTGAAGAAATATTAGAATTATAGCATTTGCTATTGTTTTGAGGTCAAGAAAATCGCCAAAGTTCGGAACTCTCAAAAGCAATGGTAAGTGTCCACGTATATGCGTGGGCATTTTCCTTTGTGAGAGTTCAGGCGTTTGGCGATGCCTCTTGACCTAAAAGGATTGCCCACGCTTTTTTGTGTGCCTATCCATGAACAACTGCGAAGCTCAAATCTGATAATTTATTAACTTTAAAATAATAGATATATGAACTTCCAAAAATCAATCAAACAAATTTCAAGACGCATAATGATAAATAACTACATTATGCTTGTAGCGGCACTATTAATTGTATCTTGCTCAAAGGAGGATGAACCCTCACAGAACACCGACAAAGAAGTTGCATCGGTAACTCAGGTTCTAAACGGCAAATTTGTAGGGTCGCTTTACAGTTCTGCGACCAATACAACAGAAACGGAAGAAATTACATTTTCCCCTTATTCTTCGGCAAAAGAGGTTATATCAATAATTGACGGAAGTATAAAAGTTTATGGTACATCCATTGTAACCAAATATACCAACGACCATTTACTCGAAGTTACAAATAACTGTTACTACTCCGTGAATGTTGATTATATCGGGGCACAGCCTACCGTATCGTTTTATCCCTATCACGAAAGCGGAGAAATAAATAACAGGGAAGACAGGCGTATCATAACAATATTGTCTAACAGTTCTTTCAAAATGAGACGTTATGGGCTGACTGAAATTAACGATAAGACATTCACAAAGCAATAACCAAGAACAGCAAAAACGAATGGGCGTGAATGTGGCTTTCTTTTCTTCCATGCGATAAATTATAGCATAAAGAAAACTAAAGGGCACGTCGGGCGTATTCGCAGAAAATAACTTAAAGGAAATGAGGGCAGAACACCTGTCCTTTTTTCGTGCCCGTATCTTCTACTTGGCAGACATAACGGGCGACTTTATCACGGACGTTATACCGGAATTTATCCAATCTTGTTTTGGTTTGCCGGTAACTTTGGAATTACTATCTTTGGGGATAAAACAGTACTCCAAAATACAAAATTATTCAATTATGTTACTACTTTGTTACTCGCCGCCTTACACAAAGCATATAAACACCTGTAATACAATAGTATATAACATTTATTTCATATTTTGCATCGGCAAATAAGAGTGAAGAACGGAAAAAACGCCAACTTACTTATTTGCGCATCACTCTGACATACCATTCACAATCAAGATGATAGCCATAATAAGTTTTGCCATCACCACCTAAGTCCCATGGAGAGGTCAATTCAATGGAACGTGTTGGCAACAGTTCATATTTCTCCTGACTAATCAATACTTTTGTACGCCTTCTGAATCGTTTTGAAGCAACCCTTTTTCCTCTCTTTTGCGACTTACAACAACAGCATACTCCCGCAGGAACTTTTTTTCTTGATCTGCTCATATTAATGTAATGTTATGAAGCACAACAAGCTTTGCACTTATTATGCTTCGGTTAGACATTACATCTTCTTACTGTTTAAATTCATCATTCTATCTATATATTTCTCGCTTTATCTATCTGTTTTAGAATAATCTTCCTCACCTGCTCATACGAAACAGGCGTATAGTTATTATTATCTACCCCAACATCGTATTGTGTGGGTAAAAGCATATCGAGACGCGACGTATCAAGTCCCATGCTATTGGGACTGGTATGCACATGACCGAAAAGTTGCCACACATCTCGATAGGCACCGCCATAACTGAGGAAAGGGTAATGATTCAAATAGATGCTACGCTTGCCAACTTCAATACGCATCTGCATCACTACATCTTCAAATTTATTCATATAGCCTTGCCGAATGTTCTTCCGGTCATGATTGCCTATTATCAGATAGATTTTACCATTCAAACGATTAAGTATATTGTTCCATTCAGCGGAACCTCCTAAACAAAAATCACCCAAATGGAAAACTGTATCATCGGGTTCTACCACCCTATTCCAATTGGCAATCAGTGCTTCATTCATCTGATCCACATCCTTAAACGGACGATGGCAGAAACGAATGATATTCGCATGGCTAAAATGAGTATCTGACGTAAAGAACGTATGCTCGGCATCAAATTTATAATCCATAACTTTCTCCTTTCCGCGTATCACTACGCATCTAAATCAATTTAATTTAACGAATAGGGAATGAGGAGAAGGTAACAGGTGGTAAATCTGTGTTTTTCATTCCGATTTTGCTTTCTCAGCATCGAAAAAGTGTGCGAAAATATGATAAAGCATTAAATCTTACAAATTTTTCAGCAACTATTTTCCGGGACGGATTCCATGGGCATGGGATTTCGGATAGATGGGCATGGAATTATCTTCCATTCTTAATTTCCAAATGGTACTTATTGTATAAAACGCATTTTTCAGGCTCGAAAGACATCCAAAACTAAACAAATGTTAATCCACTTTTTTGACCTCAAAAAGGGACTTTTTCGCCTTTTCCGAACGTTTTCCGCAATTACGACCGTCCTCTTTGCCATTACGACCGTGCTAATGTGTAGTGCACTCGGCACCTCGCGAAGATTAGGACGGTCGTAATGGCGATTAGGACGGTCGTAATTGAAAAGAGGACCGT